GGAAATATCGGGATATGTCCTAGCTTGTCCTGAAATGTCCGATTCGGGACCTTCGTCCTAAGTAACTAAAAGTTATCGTTGACGAAGAAGAAGTTTCTTGGGAGACTTGTCGTGGACCCTAAAAGGAGGAACTGTGGCTAAGAGTATTCCAAAAACTAAAAGCTCCGTCCGGTGGCTTTCCAACAACCAGTCTTTTGCCTGGTCAAAGGATGGCGCCGATTGGCTCTGCAAGGAGGCTGGACTCTTCCAGGGGAACTCTCGCTTCCTGAAGGTGGAAGACCCCCAGGGCAACATCACGGAGCGTCTGTACAAGACAGCTACGGAGGTATGGATCTACTAGGCAAGTAGGAGAAGCCGGGGCATTTGCCCCGGCTTTCTCTTTGCCCTGACTTAGATCAGCGTCATGTCCTCCGGCTTCAGAATCAAGTCTTCCCGGTAGTTGCTCACGCGGGTGGACCATGCCTCTGTCTCGGTCCCGAATCGGAAGACCTGACGAAACCGCATGGCCTGCACTCGATAGCGGAGGATCCTTTCCCCATCGCAGATGAACCACTGAGCGCGGACCACACGACCCCGCACCACATAGGTGGTGTGGTTCCGGTGGCTAAAGAACTGAACCTTCGTGCCGTTCTCAATCTTCGTCATGTTTTAATTATGGAGCCCAGCCGAACCAGAGTCAAGAAAAACTTTATCTGGACAAAACGGACATTGGGGATTTATACCCTGTCAGGGGAAATATCCGGATCTGGGCTAGATGTCCGGATTCACCCATAGGTCTGGATAGGGCTCATAGTCGGGAATGTCCGATTTGTCCCTATAGTCCGAAACATACGCTTCATCCCATTCGGTACCTTTATGCCAAATGCCTGGATAGTTCCAGTTGTCCACTTCGTCTGAACTGTCCGGATGAACCCAATTGCGTAGCTTGTCCCATATGTTCCACATGTCCGTCTACTCCTCTTCGTCCCTAATGTCCGAATTGGGAAAGATCTCCCCTTCGTACCAATCGTCTTCTAAATCCTTTTGGTCCGCTTTGTCCCATGTGTCCATTTTGCCCTAGACCCTCCCAAGTCGTCCCAGACTCTCTCAACTTGTCCAGGACTGTACCTCATGTCCTCCAAAGTCACCTATGTCCGATTTGCCCAGTTGCTCCCGAATATACAATCCACAAGATCTTATACATTTGCTTTAAAGGCCCCTAGGAGGGCCGTAGAGGCACGACTCTTCAAACCCATACTTCCTATAGGGCCTCTCACGATCTTGTTTGCTCTTTGCAAGGAAAATAGTTGGCCTCAAGGTATTGACAGGCTGGGAGTGTCCGGAGTGTCCGATTTGCACCACTAAGTCAGGACATGTCCAGGACATAAAGAATCTTGAAAGAACTTCTTGACTTCTCCTGGTACGAAGAGGAAATTAATAGTTGTCGCTCCCACCCAGGGAGCCAAACCCCTAGGAGGGGCCATGACCAACACCACCACTTCCGACAAGCTTGTTCTTATCGTTGAGGTTTACTCGGAAGTGTGGGGTTGGGACATCGACAGCATTTTCTACTCGGGTACAACCGAGTACGCCCACAAGCTGACTTTCGGTGTGGTGGCCGACCACATCGAAGAGGCCAAGGGCAAGGGCTACATGACGGAGGGCCAGCGGGACGGTAGCAAGCGCTACACCATCCGCCCCCTGTAAAGGGAACGGCCCAATGCCCCAGGGGAAACCCTGGGGCTTAAGGCAGTAGAAGACCAGGTCAAGGAGGATTTCAAATGCTCATCACCATGGACTCTCCCCCGGTTTGCTTCATGATCCCTGCTGCTTCTATTCAGGAGGGTGACAAGATCCTGACCATTTGGGGTTGGGCCATCGTGGACAGCATCGGAGAGACCAGGGACGGAAACCCCCTGATCTTCTTCACGTTCGTCTACCGGGCTGGTACGGGTGTCCTGCCGTACGGGCCGAGAGTGGAGATACCCACTCTCTTCTAAATACCCCTAGAAGGGCCTGAGAGCCAATCTCAGGCCCTTAGCTGTCTCTGGAGCCCTATCACCCCAGGAGCCTGCCCAGAGGCTTACAGGGCCTCTCAGCCAAATTCGGACAGTACGGACATATCCGGATATTTCAGGACAAGGCAGGAGGGCTACAAGATTCTTTAAGAAAGTTCTTGACTCCTGGTGGTCAGAAGAGGATATTTAGAAGTGTCAGAGAACGACCTAAAGGAGGAGCCGAAATGACCACCACTCAGATCATCGAAGAGGCCAACGCGCTGGTTGCTCGCAACGTCACTCAGATTTGGGTGGCCGTGCTCATCCTCATTCAGAAGGACGCGATCACGGTGGAGATCCTGGCGGACGGTACCAAGGTCTACACCCACACTGGCACTGGTCAGACGGTTGACCGCCGGTGGCTGGTGAACCTCAACAAGCGTGGCCTTGCCGAGATGTGGGCGGGACAGCCCCGACTCACCACCGATGGCAAGATCCGCTTCTTCCAGTGGGTTAACAAGAAGATCTGAACCTAGAGAGACCAGGGCCACCCGAAAGGGTGGCCCTCTCTTTTGCCCCAAAACGGACATTTCACCACATAGCGAGCAAAGCTCGCTTCTCGGCCAAAGGCCGACATGTCCGGATATATCTCCTGACGGGGTATATTTCCCCCTAACAAAAGAATCATGGAAGTTCCTCAGAAAGTTCTTGACTCAGGGCTTGTCGAAGAGGATATTTAGAGATGGCAAGACAAGCACTTACAGAACTCAACAGAGGAGACACCAACATGTCTGAGACCATCACCATGGACATGATTGCTCGCACCGACGTTCGTGACGTCGTGGAGGGCATGGAGCTTGTCACCAAGCTGGGTGTGGCGGAGGTTACGCGGATTGGTTTCGCAAACCCCTACCACCGATGCGGCTGGAAGTTCTACATGTCGGATGGGGAAGTCATGGAGTTCGGTTTCCACAACGAGAAGGTAATCCGGATCCTGCCGGAGTTCGTGGAACTGACCCGGAAGGTTTGCTCCAAGTAAGGAACAGGGAGGCTCTTCGGAGCCTCCCTTCCTTGTGTCGCCAGGGGGACAAATCGGACATAGCGGCCAAAGGCCGCTTCTGCACCAAAGGTGCATATATACCCCAAAGTCACCTAAATCAGGATATGTCCGGAAATAAAGTATTTGCGAAGCAAAAGCTATTTGTCCCTGTGGCTAAAGAATCTTCAAGAACTTCTTGACTTCCCCCTAGCCAACCCCCATATTTGAAACATGAGAACTTTCGCTTCCTGGGTTGTGGCGCTGAACCCCACCATCTTCCTTGCCCTGTTCCTGGTGGCGGAGGTTGTGGCCGGGTACTACTTCCGGACTGATCTTCTGAACGGACTGTCTCTCACCTGGAACTTCCTTTCCTTCGTCCTGGGGTCGGTCTGGAACTTCTTCGTGGCCCTCTGGTCTGATCTGGTTGGAGTGTTCGTCTGATGGCCGGGGGAACAGGGGCACAACAAAAGATTGACCTTGGCTTCGTAGGACAAGGTGGCTGGTTCGCCATGTACCAAAGTGGCAAGAAGGTCTACCAGGTCACAGATATAGGAGAGTACCGGGGAAGGGTCATCGTCCTGTGGAGGAAGTCTGATGGCTCCACAGGCCAGAATGACTCTGACAAAGAAGTGTGGATCTAAACCTGAACCACCTAGAAGGCCCCTACGGGGGCCTTCTTCATTTGTCCTGAATCATTAGGAAAGCCTTGCCGGCCCTGAGAGCCACGTAGACAACATCAACAGGCTCCTAGGTGTGTTCTATCCAGGAGCCCTCTGTTAGGCCCTCAGGATTTGCTACAGCCCCTCGGTTAGGAGCCTTAGACCCCCAGGAAGTAGGTACCCCCCCGCCTTATATAAGTTTGGACTTATGTTCTATGCTTGGCCCGGATCCATCAGGTAGCCAGGGAAGATCCAGGATCATGGGGAACAAAGTTCCCGAAGACACCGAAGGTGTCTATGAGGGGCAAAACGGACATCTTGGTACATGTCCCCATATATCCCGATATTTCTCCTGGTGACGGATATTTCCCCTCAAAACTTTCTTGAGAAACTTCTCAGAACTTCTTGCCTTATGTTCCGAACTCCTCCATACTTAGAAGTGCAGGGACGGGAGAGAATTCTAAGGAGGACAAGTGACTCAGGAAGAAGTTCTTCAGAAGATGGGGAAGCTTCGGAAGGCAGACCTACTGCTACTCCTGGAAGCCCTCATGAAGTCCTCAGACCAGAAGCTCACGGACTCCCTGGGAAGCGCCGCAGAGCTTCTGAAGAAGTAAGAGAAAGAGAGAAGGCCCGGCCAGTAGGCCGGGCCTCTCTTCGTTCCTAGGTGTAGATCCAAACTATGGAGCCTGAGACGGAGAAGGTGTCTTCTCCTCCGGACTGAGGATCCTTGTACTTGATAGTCACCCCATCATTGGAGAGGACTTCATATTCCTTGGCATCCTCTCTACCGGAGAAGGCAAAGGATTGTCCCCTGGTGAGAGTGGAGGCTTGCCGGGATTGTCTTCTAGCCATAAACCCAGACCACCAACCGGCCCATGAAGTCTTCCCGGTACTCTTCTCCGTACTGCTTATAAGTGAGAGTGTGGGAAGCTCCCTTTCTCTTTCTAGAAACTACTTGGCAGTCAGTCACAGAATCTTCTGACCACCGGAAGAACTCTCCTTCTTCCAAGTCTTTAACTTGCTTCTTCTTCAAACTTCCTCCTTCAGTCCAGCCCCCAGGGAGGGAGAGAGCTAGAACAAGTCTCCCAGGAAGTTTCAGAACTTGTCAATGATAACTTTCTGTTAGTGGTGACAGAAAGTAAGAAGGTACAAAACGGACATTCCGGACAAAGTAGGATATATCCAGAAATAAGAGGAAGTAACAGAAAGTTAGGAACTACGGAAAGTTACTTGTCACAGAAAGTTACCGTAACCCAAAGTTATTTTAAAGAATCATGTCTGAGAGGTTGACTCTAGGATGTGGAGGAGGGCAAGACCCCATTCTCACCCCCCTCCACTATCATCCCCAATAACTTCCTACAACTTCTTGACTCAAACTTTGTAATTTTTTGGAATTCTTCTTTTCTGGGAGAACTTCTCACTCCCTCTCTGGCTCTCTCTAGGGAGTTGGGGAGTACGTTTTCCCCCCGTCATTCGCTTCGCTCATGACACCCCCCAGGGGTTAAAACCGTGCAAAGAGTCCCACAACTTATCAGGCTAGAAACTTTCCACAAAAGTAATTATTCCTCCAATCTGACAGTAATCTTCCAGAGCCTGACTAAGTTCTATAAGTTGTCCATCAGAAAGTTCTACAGGAAGTTCAACGTTATATCCACCAGGACCACTAGAAATAGCTTTCATTCCCTTCATAATTACTTGTCCATCACCAACCCACTTCACTTCTGGCCTTGGAAAGAATCTTCCGAATATGTTCTCTAGATCCCTAGTTATTTCTGGTTCATCTTCTGGAGTCCTATTCCAATTCCATGTATTGAAAGTTAGCTCCATCACTTCTCCTTCGCTCTTCACTCTTCCCCCTGAGGGCCTGAGAGACCTTCTACCGATCCCTTCCGACCTACCCTGCCCCTGACTAGGCCCTGAGGCTGATGAGGGCTCCTGGGGCTTCTCAGGGCTTCTGGTAGCCACTCTGGTAGTTCCAGGTCCGGATGCCTTCTCAGGACTTCCTGAACCTTCTTGAGAGACAGATCTCTCTTCGTCCGGATGTAGTCCCCAAGAGTCTTCTTCGGTCCCTGCCGGACATGCCTGGACTTGTTGGGACCTTCCCACGGGTCTTCTGGTTCTACCGATCCATGGGGGTAGTCGTCCCGATCCCTACAGAACCAGACAACCTCTCCGTCTCCACAGATCCCTAGGTGGTTCTCTTCTTGCGTGCAGAAGTTTCCTTCATGCTCACAGTCACACAGTGACAACTTCTTCCCCTTCCCATCCACATACAGGGCAAAGAATCTTTCCGGCTTCTGTCTTTCCTGTGAACGAAGGAATCCAGACTTCATCTTCCGGGTGCTTGGGATCTTCCGACAACGTGTAGCAAACCGTCACCCAGACTCTTGCCCGTGGCTTACCGCCACTCCAGGAAGTCTCTAGGAAGTAAGACGTGTAGTTGCCACAGATCTTCTGGGGGTTGTGCTGAAAGGCATCTTTGATAACCGGTAGCAAAGACTGAACTTTCCGGTTGAGGTATCCCCTAGCTCCCTCAGTCAGTTCCTGGAAAGTAGAAGCTTCCTGAGCTTCCATAAGTTCTACCGCTTCTACTAGAACGGCATCAATCTTCCCAAGCAGAACTTTTGCCGTGAAGTCAATTCCTTTCGTAAAGAACAACTTTCTTGTTCTCATCTTGGGATTCTTCACTCTTCGATAGAGCAAAGCCTTATAGTTATCAAGTTCGGCTAGTCCTTCTTCCAGGTCCAAGGGGACTCCATGATCTGTGTCTTGTGCATTGGTAAGGGGCACACAAACGGTAGGGTCTGCCCCCGGTGTAAAGGTTCCAAGAAAGAACCAGACTTCCCGAGTGGCAGACCCCAACCCGCCTAAGGAATGAAACGGCTCAGAAGTTCATAGTCTTCATCCGGAATGTCAAAGTACAAGTTTCCTTCCATGTTCCTGTAGCCGTATACCGCTCCCCTACTCTGGAGAACTTTCCGGACTGTCCCAGGAAACATAGCCAAGTCACCCAAATAAACAAATGGCCTTTCCTGGCCGAGTACTTTGCTTTCCCAGTTACCCGGACCCATCCAATAGAACCTGAGATCATTCCGGTTCACCCCCAAAGAATCCAGGGTTCGGAAGTAACCACTAATAGTGCTATTGAACACCAGAATCTTCAAATTAGACACAAGTGTGATCCCTAAAGACAGATATTGAAACAAAGTCTCGGTGGCACTTCTTGCAGTGGTTCACCAGTGGATCCCAAGCCTTGCCACAACTACAGGGCTTAGGTGTCACCAAGTTACTTTCCCGTTATAGACAACTTCTCCGCCCATGTGTTGCACCATGACTAGTACAACCTCTATGTCTTCCTTATTGAACCAATTCCAATCCAGCACTAGAAGTTTTAGTTCCTTCCCTCGGAACTTCTCCAGTCGGGAATGCCAGTTCTCTACTCCTGGTCCTGGTCCCATCCAAAGAAGTTTCGGATCATACTTCCCCCGACCCTGTTGGGCTAGGAACTCCTCATAAGCCGTATTGCCTCCACAGACAATAAACCACTCTTCACCCGGTTGGATATTCACTAATACTCCTTGATGTATCTCACTGGGTTACGGTAATGACTTCTAATTCTGTGACAGTTAGAACAGACAACTTCGCATTTTGCTATTTCGGCAACTATCTTATGAAACGCCATTCTTCGTCTTCTCATATCAGAGATATTAAATTCTTTATCATTATTGACATGGTCAAAATCCATTACAAATGGAGGAAACCTTTCTCGGCAATCCATGCATGGCACAGATTTATAACCAAGTATTAGCTCATCAAGTTCCGCATCTCTCTTCTTAGCATTAGCAAAATACCTTTCTTTATTTTGCTGATAGTTCAACTTTCCATATTCTCTATTGCATGGTTTGCAGATATATTGATATCTTCTTTTACCATATTTTCTATTTAGCTTAGTAAATTGACTAGTGTGCTTTAACTTAAGACACTTACTACATCTAAGGAGAACTATTTTCAAGCTAGAATTTTCCTTCCGCCACCTGGATACAAATAAGCCCTAGTTCTTCTCGCCACATCTTCACTACCTGATCTCTGTCATCAATAACCAAGAGAATGTTGAAGTCTTTCAGATAGGTATCAAATATCTCTTTCTTGACAACAAAGTCAGGTCGGTTGTCTTCATCCTCTCGCATATAAAGATTGACTATCTGATAAGGAAAGATGTAATCGTGAATCCATCTGATAGTTTCTGCCCGACACTGCTCTTTCCGACCTGAGACAAAAACTATGTTGTAGCCCTCATTGCGGAGGGCACGGACAACATTGATGATCGGGTAGTTCGGAAAGTCAGTTCCGACAAGATGCCAATCAAAAGGACCACGGTTATCTTTTCTAAGAGCTACTGTCCCATCAACATCAACAATAACTACTTGTTGTTTAAGTCCTGTCGGATAGATCTTCTTATTCATCGTCTGGTCCCAACCCACACATGACCCCGGATCCTGGCACCCCCGTAGAGGCCCCTAGGATTTCCGTAGGCAAATCAACAGGGCACGTCCGGTACCTCAGGACCCCCTGAAGCTCTCAGGCCATCTGAGCCCCTTCCAGCCCCGGCACTGGTCAGTGCATGCTAGCATCCTGGTTGTCGGACTGACCAGGGGTGGAGGCTCCCTATAAGAGATAACGCGCGCTTACCCCTATTACGCATACCCGTGCGCAGATCTTGTCGACTAAAGGCTGTTAAGCCTGTGTCGACAAGTCGACACGAGAAGACTATTACTAAGCCTTAGTTACTATTATTAATAGTACTTACTCTGGAGTTATCTTGTCTATCTTCCATCGGTCTCTTTATCTTCCTTCTTTCGTGATTATCGGACAACACCACGAAGGAAAGGTTCTTCTCACAGCTACTGACTCAATTACTAATTACACTCTAGAACGTTCTCTTCCCGACTATGAAAGTTTCAGTAGTATGGATACTCCTTACGAAAGAGTTCTTATGAGACAACCAACTACCAATCTAAGTATGTCTTTCGGAAAAGCTTCTGTTGGTCATGGAGATAACTTTCTAGAAGCCCTTAATGCCATTTACTCCTTCGTCAAACTAGATAAGGAATAGCTTAATGGATGAAGAAAACATCAAATGCCATATTTGTTCCCATGACCTAGACCCTCATATATTGATAGCTACCCGATTTGTAAAGATCCTCCCTAACCCCAAAGTACCTGTTCCCTTCGCTAATGTTCCATTTTCAGGTATTAGTACTTGTCCTGATTGTGATTGTTATATGACCTGGGAGACACAATTTCCTGAAGGTGTTGAATACCAGGTAATAGAAGATAGCAATTAACACGCGCGTATATAGGGGGCACACTTTTTGACAGGGGTCCAGACCTGAGGTAGTGTCCTGTCACGGCACTGACCAGTGCAAGAGTCGATCGGGACAACGTGATGGGGCCTGTCAACAGTTCGAACAAGGATTACCTAGTCAAAGTCAGAGACATATTTATAGCTTATTGGAGTGTCCTAAGTTCCAATAAGCTAATACTCTTGTCTGTGCTCTCTGTATGGGTAACAGTAATAGTAATACTTCTAGTAATCATTGTGGGAGTTTGACTAATGATTGACATGGGTAAGGATGCTAAGACTGTTCTTAGCGTCAAGCGTCTTTACGTAGGCGTTGGTTGGAAGAGCACGGCCGGTGGCAAAAAGGGTGTGATGGGTGCCATCAAGCGCCGTCAGGGCACTGACCTTGACGCATGGGCCGTTGCTCTCGATGCCAATGGGGTTGCCCGTGCTATTGCCTGGTTCGACGATCAGGACCCATACGAGAATGGTTCTCTTCTCGTATCTGATGACGACAAGACGGGCCGTGGTCCTGGGGACGATGAATTCCTGACTGCTGACCTGGAGAGGATTAGCGGGCAGGTTCAATCCATCATCTTCGGAGTGTCCGCTTACAAGCCGGGTGTGACCTTCCAAAGCATCTCTTCGGTCTCTGCCCGAATCGTGGACCAGGGAGACAACAACCGGGAACTAGGTAACTTCATGCTTCCCGTGAACGCCAATGTGAATTCGGTAGCCCTCTGCAAGGTCGTGCGTCGTCCGGATAACACGTGGGAGTACACCACCACGGAGTTGTTGGGCAATGCCCGCGACAAGGCACAAATCATCAACTTGGCTGCTTCAGCCTGAGAAGCCCTCAGACAGCCGCAGAGCCCTAGCCTCTGCCTTGGGTACCCCTAGACGCTCTGCGGCTGTCCACGGCCCTCCTAGAGCCCTTCACGGGCCTTCCCTGTCGGGTGGTGGTCAGTGACAGATAACCCGTACGACTATGACACTGGTCCCTTTAGGCACTACTCATCTTCTGAGAGAACGGGGCAGAATTTAGCCAACTCTGGTCACTTCGCTAGGAGACACCTAGGGGACTGTGACTTTAGGGTTATGAATGTCGTGGATGAGTGTTATTTCCGTAACCCATCCAAGGGCAACAGATGTGAATGTACTCAGGAAGATATTCGGTGCTGCACTCGGATTGACTTTGACGAACAATATTGTCTTGAATGCAAGATGTTCTGTCTGAAGCTCATCAAACCGGAGGTAAGAACCATGGATATCAAGACCTGGGTTAAGGCACATGCAAAGTTCGTCACCGCGATCACTGGTGCTCTGGTTACGATCCTGGCCATGTTCCTAGCTCCTGACCAGGTTGCCGCAGTAACGGCACTTTTGACAGCACTAGGCGTTTACCAGGTTCCGAATAAGCCTTCGAATTGAGGAAGTAATGGATACTTCAAAGTTGCGTGATGAGGAATTGGCTAGGGCTGTTTGGGAAAAGATAAATGCCATTCCTTCCACCGAGGGTGAAGGATTCGATTCTGAATTCGTTGAGTTCCTGAAGGAAGAAGGTATTACCGAAGTTTGGCAGCAGGATGATTACGTGGAACAAATGTTGGACGAAGAAGAGAACGTCTGCGCCACTGCTGCCTGTTTTGCTGGTTGGGCTTGTATCCTTGTTGATGGTTATATGGCAATTCAATTGCATGAAAGTGGTAGTGACCGTTACTACATGTACAACCGTGCTAAGGAATTGCTAGGTTTGGATGATGCTCAGGCTAACCGGCTATTCCACATGGACAATGACCTAGACAGAATCGGCAACCTACTTGAGGACTATTACGATGGAGCCGAATTCAGAACCACAGACGATAAGTAGGGAAGGGCAACTAATAAACGGGCTGATGTGGATTAGGCATCTAGCCGCTTTGCATTTCATTGGAGACGCTTTCGATCCGGAACACATGAGGAGTCTTGCAAATATTGCTAGCGACACGGTAAATGGTAAGGAGTTTCCGGACTATTACCAGACGACCGTGAAGGCACGTGAACGAGCATTTGAAGAAGCCGCGCATTGGCATGAGATATTGAACATAGAAGAGAGTGATGATGGGTCAGAGGCAATGGATAGTGGTAGTACCGGAGAGTCTGGGCAACCAGGCACTTAGCCACTATGGCCCCTTTGAAGCTGAGATGGCCCTACAGCTACAGGACCAACTGAGGCTTAGGGGTGCAACCGTCCACCGAATTTCACCAACGCACTTCAACCAGAAGGGCTACACGTCACCCAAGGATTTGACTGAAGTGGTGCCGCTCCTGGATTGGGTGGTCGGCGTTACCCACGCTGACAATTTGGTGGATGAGGAGACGCTTAAGCCCATCAATCAGAGTGATGCGGTGAAGATTCTGGAAGGCATCAACCGGGCTGTCATTGACTTCATGCAAAAGAACAAGTTGGGGAAGGTAAATGACTGACCAGGACATAGTGTTTCTTCTTCGTGAGAATGAAGAGCAACTAGCCCAATTGACTTCCATGGAGGAGCGTCTAAGGCTTGCCTATCGGGAACGGGCAATGATGGTTGCCAAGCAGACTGAGAAGCATTATTCGCACTGGACCATAGATCCGGAGTCACCAACCTGGAAGGTAATTTGTATTCACCTGAACACTCCGGAGGGGAGCTTCACCACGGTCACATGGCATATCTCGGCAGATGACCTAAATCTGTTCCCTGATGACCTGAGTACCTATACGGTTTCCGACTATGACGGGCACGACACCGAAGAGAAGTGGAGGAGGTTCAGGAAGTACGCATGACATGTGGTAACTGCAATGGCAGTGGAAGAGTAACGGTAATATCCCCAGGGACCAATACACCTATTACAGTTAATTGCCCTAGGTGTCACGGTTCGGGGAATGTCTAGTGGCCCTTATCGATTGCAAGTTTTGCAAAGGTAAAAGGACAGTCTCAGTAATCCTTGAAGGGCAGAACCGCGCCACTACTGTGATTTGTTCTGCTTGTGATGGGACAGGAAAACAATCGGACGGGAAGAAATAGATGACAGCAATGGCGGATTATGAGATAGCCATCAAGAGATGGGCCAAGAAGCATGGGGGTGTCGTGGCCGATAGTTGGAGCAATCCGGGATACTCAAAGGAGTACGCCCTAGAGCATCATGACGTGCTTCTTCCGGAACCTGACTTCGGGGACTACGCGGAAAGTAACATCTTCCGTTCGGATAAAGCCTTCATGTTCAACCCAGATAAGCACGCTTACATCTGGGGTAGTGACAGGGTAAATGAACTGGCCTTGCACAGAGACCAGCACTTCATTACTTATGCGGAAGACTTTGTTGAGAACAAACTGAATAATCTGATTCAGGCTTCAGGTCAGAGCGTCCTAGTTCCCATCAGGTGGTGGTATTACTGGGCAATGGAAGGAGAGCACGTAAAGGTGCTCACCGTGGCTGGTTGCGTTATTGTGGCCAAGCCAGAGATGCGACCGATCGATACTGACCACATCGTCAGTGAGCTACTGAAAGAGGACTGATTGCCTTTCTATTCACCTGAGTTCGTCATTGACGCAACAGTGGTAACTCAGGAACACGGCATGTCAAAGCCAACCGGGATACAGACACCGGTATTCGTCAAGGTCTGCGAGCAATGCGGCTGTATCGTGGTTGTGGAAGACGTCCATGACCGCTGGCACCTAAAGATAATTAGAACCGTGAGAGACAGCACCATAGCTGTCATTGAGAAAAATAGGGAGTTGAACAGCAATGCTGACTCAGGGGAGACACCGGGCTAAGACGGAGTACCACTATTTCAACCGGTTTACCGGTAACAGGGAACTCTTCAACCCGATCTATATCATCATGACTTTCCTGGTGAATTACTTCTACCAGGCACCCAAGGGAGTGCGGCCGGTCACGGTTCTTGAGATCCAGGTCTTCTCAAAGCAGACGTACGCCGCTACCTACTTTTGCATCATCTCGTTGACACTTGCCTTCTTTGCTGCCTTTCAGTCCTACTTGGTGGTGGCCACCGGGAGTGTCTAAATGGAACTGTGGTACCCAAATGCCGTAAAGAAGCCCTTGACAGGCCCCGCGTGGTCCGACCGTAAAGGCACCAGGATCATCGGGTTTGTTCCTCATGTGCAGGTAGGTCACAACTCTCTTCGTGACTACTTCAGTAACACTAAGAATGAAGCTTCGTCCCATCTATGGCTTTCATATACAGGAGTGTTTGAGCAATACATTCCTTTTGATCTGGCAGCCTGGACACAAGCAGCGGGTAACAAAGCATGGGTTACCTGTGAGTGTGAAGGCTTCCCAAATGAGCCATACACAGACCAGCAACTAAATAGGCTAGCTGAGTTCTTCAAGTGGGGAGCAACTAACTTCGGTTGGAAACTCCAGATTACTGATAATCCAAACGTGGGTGGTTTGGGTACACATGTGATGGGCGGAACGGCATGGGGTGGCCACTCATGCCCTGGGACAATCCGGGCCGGACAACGGCTAGAAGTTCTACGTAGAGCACAAGCAGGTGGGGTAACACCAACCGGAGGAGTGAGCATGCCGCTAAACCCAGATGACAAGAAGTGGCTTCTCTCTCCTGAATTTATGTTCCCTGTTTATAACGGGGTTTGGAAATACCCCTCACCTGTGAACGACAAAGAGACCATGGAAAGCGTAATGAAGACCTTGGTAACCACATTGGTGTCTATTGACAAGAAGCTGAGTGAAATCCTTGACAACGTGCGGAAGTGACTATGGCCGATATTCGACATGGAACATCAAGCGGGTACGACAGATGTAGGCCACGGTGCGATGCCTGCAAGAAGTGGCGTAGGGACTATGTCAGGGATCACCGGGAGAAGAACCGTGAGACCGTACGGGACTACAACCGCCGGTACGCAAAGGCCCTCCGGATCCTCCGATCCGAGTACCCAGAACGGTTCCTAAGGATCCTGCAAGAGGTACGCCAGGAAGAGGCCCTAGAAGCCCTCAGGGCCTCCCAGAGACTCCAGGGGTACCCAAACCAGCGGTAGGCCCTGTCAGGGCTCCTACGTGGCTCTCAGGGGCCTTCACGGAGCTATGAGGTAGATAGGTGGTTCGGCATTAATACCGCTACTCCTTTAGTGACACTGATTGCCCTCACTGCTGTTGACTATGACGCTGCTTGGGAAGTGTCCAAGCAGAGATGGAAGTACAACCATGGTTTTGCTGCTGATGATCTGGCAGAGTTTGCGGGCAGGAATTGCTACCAGTCGTGGGATAACCCAGCAAACAGAACAAATAAGGAATACATAGGCAACATCCTGGATAAGATGCATTTCTCTGTCTTGGAACATGCATGTGTGACGTTCCACATTGCTGGCATATCCCGAAGTCTGTCTCATGAGTTTGTGAGACATCGGCATTTCTCCTATAGCCAGTTGTCACAGAGGTATGTGGACGAGAAGGATTCTCCGATCATCCTGCCCCCGGCTATAGCCAAGCTTGGTGATCCAGACTTGATGCTTCTTTATGATGATTCCGAGAAGCAAGCTAGGAACGCCTACCCACTTGCGGTAGAGATCCTGATGGAGAGGTACGGCTATAACCGGAAAGATGCTCGGTCGGCAGCTAGAGCCCTCTTTCCGAACATGTGGTCAACTCAGATTGTGGTGACTGGTAACCACCGGTCATGGCGAGAATTCTTGGATAAGCGTTTGTCACCAGCGGCAGATGATGAGATCAGAGAGCTTGCTCAGATCATTGTGAAGCAATTGAAGAAGGTAGCACCAAGCACGTATCAAGACATGGCTTAGGGAAGTTAGGAGATAGCCAAGTGGTTGCCAAGACTCCTGATTGGTATATGCGATATATCGGTAACCAGGTAAGGCAATTGAGAGTGGCTAATGGTTTCTCTCAGAAGGATCTTTCTAGGGAGCTTAATTGCTCACACGATTACTTCTGGAGAATTGAGAACGGCACGACTGTTCCAACCATTCACTTCTTGGTGGCTCTGGCGTATCGCTTCGAAGTAGACATTGCTTCTTTCTTTCCAGGACCAGCAACGAAGAAGGCAAATGACACCGTTTGAAACCCCTCTTGATTATCAGTTTCCTTCGGATGGTCTGAGGAAGATAGACGAACGAGTAAAGTACTATCGCAACTCTGGTAGCAAGGTAGTCCATAAGGAAGACTGTAAGAAGCTTGCTTCTGTAGAAAGAAATCAGTGGTTGTGGGCAACCGGTAAGGAACCAAATGCCGTAGTTCAAGAATGCAAAGTAAATAAGTTCGGTTTGAAACCATGTGTCCAATGCTTCAAAGAAGACATTAAGGAATCTGATGGCTAAGATTGTTACCAATGCAATTTACTTCTCTCAAAAGGGCCGTGACGTCCGGACCGTTGAGATTGAAGTAGTGGGAGACATGTTCTTCATCAAGTTGGGCCGGATGATGGCTTCGCTTCCGGTAGAGAAGATGCTCTCTCTGATTAACCAGGCAAAGGTCCTGTCTGCTGCTACTCCGGAAGAAGACCTAACCCCGAAGGTAGTAGAGGGTGAACCGCTCGTCTCTGAGTTTGTCCCTATGGGGTCAGTTGAGTCTGGAGTTCTTCCTAGCGGAGAGTCCGGAACCCTGTTTGAAATGCCAGCAACCGACACCGTTCATTGAGATTAGCTTTGAAGCCTTCCTCCATCCTGGTCTGTGTGCTAACCAGATGTGGGAAGAGTACTGGCGGGCTATCTACCAACACGGTCCGTTCCCCAAAGCTTTCTATGACAACATCTATCAGCCACACCTAAACGGACCTACCAGGTTCCCGCATAGCAAGCTCAGGGCATGAAAAAGGGGCCACCCGCTTTCGGGTGGCCCCTTCTCTGTTTCTATTTATTGTCGCTGTATGAATCCAACCTTGGGAGTGGCCCTAGTGGCTTACCATCTCTCCCTAGCTGTTCAGCGCAACCCTTGCCAATATACGAATCACGGGCATTGGTGGACAACTGGATAGTGACGTCACTCGGTGGCCTCTGAGCGCTGTAGTTCGGGAGCATGTACACGCTACGAAGGAAGGGGCAGTCTGCCCGTACCAAGTCCTTGAAATCGGTACTCAGCGTCTCAAACCGTTGCGCCAATATCACGTCATTCTTAGCGAACTTGTCATTGGTATGTGAGTTGTTTCGAACGATAAGAATAGTAAGGGTTATGACAGCTAGCAAAAGAAAAATGACTACTGCACGGAATACTTTGAAGAAAGTCTCTGGACTTCTTTCATATGACATATCCTGCAATGCATTTTTTACTTTTCTCACGCTGTGCCTCCCTCACCACTTCCATCTTGCGGTGACGTAGAGGAAGAGGAGGATTGAACAGGGGAATTTTCCAATGGCGGAGAAGGTGTAGAAGTACGTGAAGATAGCAAGTCTGACGCTCTGGCTTGCAGCACTCTTAGCGTAGCGTCCACAGGTACACCCATAAGAACGAATCCTATTACCACTGCTAGATATCTCGGTTCCGGCTGTCTTATCACTTCGTTGATTTCTATCAACAAGCCAATCAACGGTGACAGGATATTCTGTATTAGATTTTTCAGCCACACCTAACACCCCACATTCTTTCTATGCCGGCATTCAGGTTAGGCCACACGATATAGTTCTTTGTATTTAGCGGCAGAGTTCGGGTTACCACTAAGCAAGTCTGAATCCACATTTCCGCCACCCATTGGGTCTGCGAAATAGAATTCAGCGTAAAGGATTCCCTTCGCAAAGAGATCCTGATAAGTCTCAAAAGTGCATTGGATGAAGTCTGGGTTGTCGAAGCCACCGTTGGCACCAGCCCCGGAAGCTACTCCCCACTCTCCAACAATCAGTTGCTTACCGGCGGACTGTGCCTTACCGGCTAGCCACTTGATGCCACCGACCGCGTTGGCCTGAGAGTTGTAGAGAGCCCTTGAGGCATTTATGTCTTTACCTCTTGATGGCGGGTACATGTCATAGGCGTCAATGCCCACAAAAGTAACCACGTCATTGCCAGGGTAGAGGTTCCATGGGTCGGTAGTGCCCACTGCGGCAGGAGTCCCGTGAGCGTTAATGATCCATGCTGTCTTCACATTCGGATAAGTCTTCCGAAGAGAAGTCACGATGGCCTTATAACCCTTGATGTACTGGTCTGGGTTGGCATAGTGGCTAGGACCAGAACCAGAGCCACCACCCCAATACATGTAGGTGCCGTTCATCTCCCAGGCAATAGAGACGATAACCGGAACAAACCCGGCATCCTCACGTGCCTTCAAACCGGCCCCAATTTGCTGCCACCAACTGTCATACTTGTTATCTACAAGATCCTTGTAGTTACCACCTGACGGGAACGGGGCAGTCTGGATAAGTAGTTCTAGCTTCTTATCCGTGTGAGTGGAGATCTGACCGGCGGAGTAGTGGGAGCTAACAAAAGCATTCCACCCAGCATCACGGGTGGCGTACACAATCGAGAAGTCACAAGCACGGCCACGGAAGTTGCCCCACTCCGTCACGGCCGAACCTAGGTTGGTATTCCGGCTACCACCACTCCGCCAGAAGGCCCGTACCGGCCCTGTAGGCCCCGTAGGCGTGCCAGTTGGGCCGCTAGGCCCTGAAGGGCCGGAAGGTCCCGTTGGGCCGGTAGGACCCTTCTCAAGGGCCTCAACACGGGCCACTAGTTCGTTGAAGTCTTCTAGGGTTGGAACTTCTACACCAGGCATAGAGAGAAGTACCTCTCTTACAGAAGGAACAAAGTGCGTTCCACCTGGGAACCATGCCGGTTGCCATCTAGGCAGACTCATAGAGTTCTCTTATGGTCTCTAGGGGAAGGCTGCCAGGATCGGCACCTTCCGGAAGATTTGCGTAGTCGACCGAAGAGATAAGCATGCCGTCAATGACTTCTTTAGTGGAGGCTAGAGCCTTTCTCCCACTGACGTCATTGTCATAAAAGCATACCACTCTTTTGATATTCAACTTGTGGAGAAGAATTAGATGATCATCTGAGAAGTATGATCCATAGATCCCTAGGGCCGGAACTCCCGCTTGCCATGCTCGGATCACATCTGTAGGGCCTTCCATCAGAGCCACGGTCTGTGCTCTGGGCTTCCGGACCTTCCAGGAACCGAACATGTTCTTCTTCTTGGGAAAGCTCTTTGGGTAGACGTATTTCCCATGCTTCGTCTTGTCCAGACGACGGAACGCCACTCCCAGGAGCCTGCCGTAAAGGTCCCTCAGAGGCAGTGTGAGCCTGTCTGAGATGGGGTCGTACCCAAGGCCCCAGGAAGCCACGGTAGGGCCATCAAAGCCCCTCTGAGCCCATGCGTCGTGAGGGAAGGCAAAGCGCTGTAGGGAAGGTTCAGGTAGGAACTTCCGGCCGTATGGTGCCGGTTGGTTAACCTTCATCTCCATGAAAGCCACCTGAAGATTCAGGACTTCCAGGGATACCGGCGGTTCAATATAGACAGCACCAAAGTGCTTGAGGAACTTTCCAATACCACCCTTGGCACCACACGAGTAACAGATAAAAACCCCACGTCTCAGGTTGAACCGAAACGAAGGGTTGGAATCCTCATGGAACGGGCAAAGGGCTAGTGCCTCTTCACCCGAGATATTGAAGATGGTCAAACGTTTCTTGGCTATATCTTCATATCGATACATGACCACCATCCAAAGAAAAGGCCCGGCAAGCTCAGTGCCTACCGGGCCAATCCCTTACTCTTCCTCTGCCGCTACAGGCTCAGTATCCCCTGACGTGGCTTCCGTAGTCGGGTTGCTCACCCAGACGACTTTACAAGGCTTCCCGACACGCCGGACGTAGCGCTCACACCAGCCAACGCCACCGGAGTTGGTGTCTTCCGTGCAGAGGATGACCACGTAATCGGACTTGTCGATGATTTCAGCGTTAGTGTCCCTAAAGCCACCGACAGCATCCCACTTATAAACCTTGGTGGGGATGGTCTCGTAATTGACCCGAAGGTTGTGGGCAATGTCAGTGGCAATTGCCGGAACACCACTGCCGTTAGAGACATAGACGTTATCGTACTTAGCGTCTGCCCCTGAGCAATTGGTATTCATGAATTCAGTGACAAACTCACGAACTCTGATTACTTCTTCAGGAGACAGGTCTTTGCTACCCAAAAAAGAAACGTTAGCCACTTGATTTCTCTTCCGCTTTGTCTTGGTCACGTAGGTCTAGATACTTGTCATAACTTATTTCTCTGATGATACCTGCTGTTGGTTCATAATGAAGGTGAATGGTGATTCCACCTTCACCATGCCTGTTTTTCACATTCTTTAGAATCATTGTTCTTTTGCTGGTGAGCCTGTTAGCAAATACGGACGTGGCATCCTGCCCGATACTGTCACCACGGGCCAAGTGCTCAGGACCACCCGGATCATCTCTCTTGGTGGCAGCATCACGGTTTAGCTGTGCTGCACAGATGATAGGAATTCCGTATTCATTCGCAAGGATAGTCAGGTCATTGGACAGTTTTACTACAGAGGACCAGTCTTCACCAGCCATCTTCATCAAGGTGATGTAGTCAATGTAGACAATATCTGGCTCATTGCGTTCTATTTGTCCCTGGACATCCAAAACCCCCATCCGGCCCTTAGATGAATCCATGACGTGCATCCGGCTACGTAGGTTCTTCCTTAGCCCCTGAAGGAACTTACGGTATTCAGCCGGATCGATGTTTTTGCCTTGTGCCAAACTGATATTGTCGAATACCTTATTCCCATATTGCTTGGATAGTAGGGCGTGGACTCTTCCGGATACCTGAGCACGGGGCATTTCCAGAGAGTCAAACTGAATGCTCTTGCCAGCGATAAGGGCCGTAACCGCCATGCTAAGAAGCAACCATGATTTACCTTGGCCTAGACGGGCAGAGACGATGTGGAGCCCAGTAGTAAACCCGCCTATCCGTTCATCAAAGGTTGGGAAGCCAGTGGGGATACCGGCGAATCCTTCTTCCTCATATTTTTGTTTACGAAGAAGAAATTCCTTATAGTCTGTTTCCCAATCCCCAATAATGTCGTTATCGTGCATAACGTTACAGACCGAAGCGACTTTGATAGCCCCGGTATGCATCGTCTCTATTGCTTTTTGGACGTTCCCTAGAGACAGTTGGTCGGCAGCCTTGGAAATAACACCACTTGTCAGGATTTCGGAGTGACGTTTCCGGACAAGATCGGAATAGTGTCCTACGTCGTCTACCGCGATAACCCGGAACTCTGGGAACTGTGCCTTGAAGGCAGGCTTACTAGGTGCCCTCTTATAGGTGTAGATGTAGTGAAGAAGCCATTTTCCTTCGTCCGGGAACCCATGGAAGAACTCTTCACTAATGCCCTGGTCCAAGAGGGTTTGATGGTCACCCTGCCGGACGACAGCAGAGATCAAACCCACTTCGGGAGTACTCGCCAAAGGTGTTAACCGCCTTTCCAGAGCACAAAAAAAGGTGAGCGGTGGAGGGCCACCCAGGACCCGCCACCATCTCACCCGTTCGCGCGGTAGTCGACTATGCGTAGGGCACATCACTTCACATAGCCCGTTGACCCGATGTCCTAGGACTACCGGCAACGGAATAGTAACAAAACTTTCCGAAGTGCGCAATAGGTGAGCTATGTTTACTTTTGTCCGAACTGTACTCAACTGTCCTATATGCCCGGTTCGTGCTGTCCGGACACCTACCCGATCATGGTTGCTCGGGAGCAAGAAAACCAGGCAGGAGAGTCAGCATAGCTCCCTGACCTGGAACGATGCTACTTCTTGACAGACTGACGGGTGGTCTGATATATGCGGGACGTTCCTAAAAAATCTTGGGAACGTCCTTGACACGTGACCACAGGTTCCGTAAGTTCGTTCCTGTCAGCCCGGCAGGATGGCACAGACCACCTAGACCACTGACACACGTAAGACCCGCATGACGCACCAAATCAAGACAGTAAGGCACGTACGCACGAAGCAAGACAGCATCGCCGCACTACCTGTAAGGCACGGTACGACACGCACACGAGCGGCAGGAGCAAGGCCAGCGGATACCAACCGCATGGCTGCCAGAGGGCTTTACAGAGCCTCTGGGGCTATACGGGCTAGGTCCGTGCAACCTCTCACTAAGCAACCGGTGTGACCCAACAGAAAAGACATGGCTAGTAATAATAAGCTTGCCCTTTGGCAGGGGTAAGGCGAAGCATCCCGCGACCGGGAAGGGTACCCCGGTGGGAAACCATGTCCGCCTAGCAGTCTTAGGCATACTAAATAGTGAGTGACTGAATGACGATAACAGTCACGACGTGGCACCTTTTAAGGTACACCTATGTAAGTAGTGGGTGCCACTGGATTGACTGTCAGAGTTACTGTGCTCCGTTATGTCATCAGAGGATTGGTTCCGAGACGTATAGCCGCCGGTAGGGAGTACCTATCGATACGGGTACGCGGTATAACGCTAGCCCTACTAGTAAGTTGAGTACGGCCATGTAGGGCATGGTCCTATGCTCCGCCATTTTCTCTGGTGACGTATCGGAGCACAGTCACTCCTATAGATGTGGCTAGGCTCCATTCTAATGGCGTTTCCGGTGACACGTTTATGTCAAAAGGTGGGGCCTAGTCGCGTAGCTGCAATAACCCAGTTGATATAACTGGGGGTATCCCTTCTGAGTAATACAAAGTACGTCGGTAGATCTCCTGGTCTTGTATCCGTACTGTGGCAAGAATCTGGACCGAAGATAAAACTTCAATTCGGATTGGCGCTCACCACACTAGACCTTGGCTAAGGCGCGTCGGACGTCTATAAGTAGGAGTATAAGAACACACCACATCCGACACATGCCCCGGTAGCTCAATCCGGCAGAGCGCCACTCTTACAAAGTGGATGTTAGAGGTTCAACTCCTCTTCGGGGTACGGCACACATGGCGCTAAATCTCAAAATGGGGTATTGGCATTGCGCCATCAGATGTAGCGAAGGTTTGAATAGGCCGGAAACAGTTATGCCGCTGGGTTCTGTTCATTCCAAGTAACTACGCCATGTGTGTAATTAAAACAGGGCAAGGGGTCCGGACTGTATAAACCGGCTTAAACGGCACTGTGGTGTGCCCTTGCCCACCATTAAGATATTGGGAGCGCTGATAGTAGGCAATTCAGGAAGAAGGTTGCGGAGTCCAAGGACTGTGAAACAACTCTTCTTAGGAACCCTGGATAGGGCCACTGGGTGATGGCAGCGTAACGGCCGATAGCGGGTGATTCGGCTACACACGTCTCTAAGAGGAAGTAGAAGCGTGTCTCCAGAAGAGCAAAAGGTAGTCAAGGCTTCTGCTGACTTGGAAGACCTAGCAGCAGAGCTACGGGACATCATCAACGAAATGCGTCAGCGTCCAACTGATACGGCTTACGCCTATGCCCTGACTTATAACTTCAGGACTGATCTAGGGCGTGTGGTGGCTTCCCTGGGGGCTGGTAAGCCGAGCATGAAGGTAATGAATGGAAAGCACTAGACGGGCAGTGGGCGCGATAGCTGCCAACCTAGTAAGTAAGCCGCCCCCCGGCTTTCACTGAACGGTGAACCAAAACGCGCTAAGGGAACCTAGTCCGTTTACGGTATGGGAGCGGGCCACGTCCTAGGTGAGGGTTTAGAGGACATTCCCCGTGGGGTCTGTTTGCAGGCTTAAAACCACAAACCCACGGGGCTTCATGCGGTCATAGCTCAATTGGCAGAGCGCCAGACTTCCAATCTGGTGACCGGGGTTCAATTCCCCGTGGCCGTTCTGTTCCCCATAGGTCCGGCAGACTAAAGGGGAACCGTCTATCCACCTTAGACGTTAAATATGCGTGGTTTATCCCTGCCAATTGGTTAGGGGTACGTCTTTCTCCTCTGACGTTAAACGAGGATGACGGCCGATGGTACGGCGGTTTGCATTGCTGTCTGGGAGTGGGTACCCAGATGGAACCGACACGAGTTAAACCCATATAGGGAGTGGTCGGACCGTACCACCATAAGCTTCAAAGGAGGAGTATAGATGGTTACCATTTACTTCCCTGCCTACACAGCTAAGTTCAAGCTTCAGGATCGGGTTTACCTGACCAACAAGATTTCATCAGGTCTGGGGACTGTAGTCGGCATCCACGCTCCATGGTCGATTGGCTTTGTAAGCGTTGGCGTTCGATACTCCGTCTCCTGGGATCGGAACAGGAAGACTCTCAACGGTCCGGCCATGGAATCCGAAGAGGAATTGTCTAAGGTGATCTGATGCCCAGAGCTAAGGCGACTCATCCTTTCCACCTGGTTCAGGTCGGTATTCCTTCGTACAACCCGCTAGAAGAGAAGCCTGTCTTGCGCATCACTGCGATAGACGAAAAAGACGGCAGGTTATTGGAGGGAGACTTCACCCCAGAGGAATTTAGAGTCTGGGCAGCCTCCTTGAACAAGTGGGCTGATCTATACGACGATATGGTTAGTCGCAAGAAGTAATACTTGTGGTCCCGATGAAAATAGCCACTAGTGCCACGGTCAAGGTTCGGGATAGCCGTTGGTATGGGGTCATAGCTCAGATGGAAGAGCGGAGCACTGAAAATGCTCAGGTCCGTGGTTCGATTCCACGTGTCCCCACGGGAGGCCCTGAGAGGGCTCCTAACAAGATCACCTTTGAAGGGGGTGTCATGGCAGCGTCAGCAACCCCTCGGGTCCGTACGGCCCGTTCAGGGGCTTCCAAGAAGGCAGCTACACCAGTAGCCGACCCCATGGTTGTGGAGATGGACTTCAAGCCAAGTTCCGGGGCACGCTTCGTCTACGATCCGGAAGACATTCCGAAGATTGTGATGGCCTTTGAGGGGCTACACGCGATCCTCTCGGCTGAATTCCTGGCAGAGGCCAAGACTCCGGATATCGTCAAGGTTCTGGTAGACAACGGCTATACCCTGTCGACCACCAGTGACCCGAAGTATGGGGCACTGTATGAAGGCCCGTTCATCACCTTGACCTACAAGAAGACTCTTCTTCGTCTGTCCGTGGTGGTTACCAAGGACAGCATCAAGGCAGACTTCCGGACCTATTACGAGACCAGAGGATAAGTTTCCTTCAGGGAATTGATGCCCCAGGATTTGCGCCATGCGTCCTGGGAGTCCCTGAAGGAGCGGCAGGGAAGGAAGCGCGGGCAATCCCCCACACGTGCCCGTGAGACTCTGGCTCCCCGTGGTTCCCTGATTGGACGACAGGGTTAATCTTCGTGGTAGCTTCCTTCCCTGTCAGTTAGGCCCCTGTAGCCAAGTTCGGGGAAGGCATCCGTCTTATACGCGGAAGATACGTTGGTTCAAATCCAACCAGGGGTACTGTTTTTGACCTATCCACTTACCCTAGGGAATCATTTAGTGAAGCACACGCACACGTGCCAGAATGCAGACTGTAAGAAAGTGTTCTACTGTACTGGCACGGGAGAACACCAGAGTGAATGCACGCATTGTGGAAACAAATATACCTTCACAAGCTAGGGGTTAATGGGTGGCTTCTCACTCGCACACATGTCAGAACACGTCATGTGGCAAGACGTTCCAATGCAATAAGGTAGGACCCCACACGTTGGCGTGTCCTGATTGTGGTTCCGATACATCAGGCCACACGCACGCTCACTAATTTCATAATCCCCTGTGGTCTAATCTGGCAAGACATCGGATTTTGGTTCCGATCATCTAGGTTCAAATCCTGGCAGGGGAGCGGCATTGCGAAAGGAGGATTGCGAATGCCGGGTTTCAACCCTGATGGCTCTTATAGAGTCTTTGATTCTGAAGCGGAAAGACTAGAAAACCAAGAGGCTGTAAGAAGAATCATTCAGGGTTTGCACACCAAGTATCCTGACCCGAGGGTAAGCCCACGTCCGGGTAATCCTGAAAAATGGGTTGGGAGTCTGAAGATGCCCAAAAAGATAGAGTTCAAAGATGGTGTGTTCCAATACGTGGGACCGCCAACCAAATCGGAAGGTACTGAAAACAAAATGGCGCGTGACAGTGGTATGGACGTCAAGAGCTACAGCCCGTCGGACCCCAAGTTCGCCAGTGACGAGACTCCTTTCGAAGTCGGCCAGATCATCTCCATCGTGGGTCGCCACGGCGAGAGCGGTACCCACCTGCTGATCACGGACGTTCAGGCAGACACGGAGGTTCGTCACGAGGGTTCACCGGTCGGTGGCACCTACTACACCGGCTACGCTTCCAACGATTACGACCGTTCCACCCAGGTCATCAAGGTGGAGAACGGCACGGCCGTGACCGTGTGGACCGAGTACGACGTTCCGGTTACCCCGAAGGGTCTCCAGTCGCTTTCCTTCCCGAAGCGGTGACCCTGACCTGATACCCAGGTCTAGATAAGCTCCTACCGGTCGACAGACGACATAAGCCCTGTTACGGCAACGTCGGGCCGGTAGGTCTAGCCTCTATAGCTCAACGGATAGAGCACCGTGCTACGAACGCGGGTGTCCAGGTTCGATTCCTGGTAGAGGTACGCAATAAAACTTCCAGCAATGGCTATAGGGTCGATCCGGACGTCTCCCGGTAGGTTGCTGGTTGGCTTGTATGACACGGGTGAGCAATTGCTATTGTGGAACTTGCCTCCACAAAGAACCAACCCTCCCAAGGCATGGGCTCAGAATGGTTGGCCGTGTCATTATTCCCCGTTAGCTCAACTAGGCAGAGCAACGCACTGTTAATGCGTCGGTTGAATGTTCGAATCATTCACGGGGAGCCTAGTCCCCAATGCGTCAAACTGATTGCCGATATTTGTAAGGTCGTGGTATCGCAGCATGAGGCAAGGTAGGTTGTAGCTATGTTTTCGCACCTTGGACATAGTTATACGGTGCTCCTAACCAATAGACCTTCCTGCGCATTGGGGACTTCAAAGCATCCTGACGTCAGTCAGGAGCGAAGCATCCTAGGGAGAGTGATACGCCAACACCACTAATACGTGTCCCGTGAGCCCTAGGTAAGTCGGGACGTTGGCAGATTGGGTAAAAGGGCAAGCTTCCGTTTAGGTGGTGACAGCCGAGAGAAGAAGCCTGGGCACCCTAGGGTTAGATGAGGCAATATAGCGTTGACCTGACCCGTAGGACTGTCACCCTGTAGCGCGATGGAAGAATACGCATGCGCGATAGTCGTACTTCTAGGGTGCCACCCAATCGTTACATTGGAGACTAAATGATAAAGTTTGGTGTCTTTGCTAAGACATTGGAAGAAGCCTGGTTCAAGGCTCACAACGAAGCAAAGCTCTTCTTCGGTGAGTCCAGGGTTCATAGCGTCAGGTTTCTGGGTGGCACCAAAGAAGATGATGACGCCTATTACTGCACCTTTGCCGCAGACTTGGTAAATGATGCGGATGCGGTTTCTGAGTACTACCCAACGGGTCGGCCATCTTCTCCGCCACCTTTCGAACCTCTGACTACTCCTCTGCCACTCTTGGAGGCCACGGCGATAATCGGGCCTACCACAGAGGAAAGAGAAGTCCTCAGAGTCAGCTATACAACCGAATAGATGGCTTGCCATGGATGCACGCATGGGACGTGCGCCAGTCTGTAGAACTGGTGTCTAACAAGGCTAAGTAGGTTCGATTCCTACCCGTGGCACTGGAGACAATGAGGATAGAGCAGAGTCCCTAACCCGTAAGGGTGGGACGGTTTCCATAGCTGGCCACCGGCGAAACTCTGCTTTCACGGTTCAATTCCGGAGTCTCCTCTATTCAAAAACTATAAGGAGTATTTGTGGGCAGAGCTACACACACGACAACCACGATTAGGCGAATCATTGTTGGTCAAGAGTTCTATCTCTCTATCGACGGAGTCACCGCTTACAAGCTCCTGACCAAGTCAGACATTGGTGGAGCAAGCTACAACGTCACCTTCAAGCGTGCAGACAATGAAGGTGAAACCGAGCATGGAGACTGGCCGTACAACACCAAGGTCTACATCTGACGGGGTCATGCCTGTTGGCCCGTTGCTGGTGAGCCTGTAGGCGAGCGGAGCACACCAGCCCAAAGAGGCTCACCTTTGCAGGGGTAGAGCCTCAATAGGTGGCCCCCGTGACGGTACCCAGAAGCCACGTGGTAGGGCTCTGGTGAGCTACCGGGGGCAGAGGCCCTAGGTTGTGTTCCAGCCCTTCCTAGGGCCTCTCAGACGTCTCTGTGGGAGCTTCCCTGTCCCCCCGTCAGGGCCACAGAGACAGGGGGAACCCTGGTGGGTTCCACTCCCCCCGGAATTCCTAGGGTTCCCCCGTTCAAGCGTCGTTAGCTTAATTGGTAGAGCTACGGTCTCCAAAACCGTCAGGTGAGGGTTCGAATCCCTTGCGGCGTGCTCCAAAGGAGGAAACTATATGAGCAAAAATATATCTGGTATGGAGTGTGGCTGCATGCTGGTTATTGAGTACGGTAAAGCGCCGTACATCATCAGGCACGCTAATTGCAAGAAGGCCCACGGCACACCAGAGAAGAAGAATTGACATGACCATGTCAGATGCCGATCACATGCACCCGCATGTGGCTAGGGCTCTTCACGATGCTTTGAAGAGTGGGGACTACAAGCAAGGTCACAACTTCCTTCACAAGGTAATGAAGGACATAGGTGATCTTTACTGCTGCTTGGGTGTCCTTTGCCGGCTAGCCATTAACGCTGGCGTAGTGGTTCCTCAGGAAGAGTTCAATCTAGGGAACGGCAATCAGGTAGTCATCAAGTATGAAGGTGATGACGGGTGGCTTGGCCTGATAGTCAGTGAGTGGGCCGGAAAGCACGCTACTCCTTCTTATAGGCTTCCTCTCTGGTACGACGAAGAGAAGAAGATTCCTTTTGCTGGGGACCTTGACGAAGAAATGGACCGTATTACTCTGGCCATCTTGAATGATGGAGATAGCAATAGGTTCCATGGTCTGACATTCTCTCAAATAGCCGACATCGTTTTGTTCATGTGGGGATACGGCGATGAAGACGAAGTATCGGCTAACGATTAGACGGAGTAACGGAAGACTCGTTCGCGAATACGGCAACCTGAGCAAGTACGCGGCTAAAGTCCGTAGAGATGAACTAGAAGACAAATACGATTCCGGCTATTACGTCGAATTGACACCCGATAGGAAACCCAATGCTGAATAATCCAGGTCTCGTCTACGTCTGCTACATGGTCAGTGGGGACCAGGAGCCACGGCCCATCAAGGTGGGTCTGACGTATGACGAAGCCTTGAAGGAAGTCAACGCGAATAAGAGGGCTGTCAAAACCGTACTCAGGTTCGCGTGGATCGCTGGCCTGTTCAGTAAGGAAGCGCGCAAGAACATGCAAACCCTGAAGGGTGTGAAGTACTACATCACGGGGTACCGGCCCACGGCGGTCAACAACCTTGCCACGGTGGATGAGGAGTGGGCAGAACAATAAGGAAATAAGCCCCATTAGCTCAGTGGACAGAGCGACACCCTTCTAAGGTGAAGGCCGTAGGTTCGACTCCTACATGGGGTACGGGGGCACGATGTGGAAACGCGGGGAAGTAGGAAACAGTTTCTTCCTCCTTTATGTTTCCTATGATGACCGTTGTCACGGTTCGATTCCGGGGTGCCCCTCTATTCACTCTGAAGAGTGACCTGTAAGCACACCTATAAGTAGACTCTCCCTTCTGTCTGGCAGGATAAGAGCCACGGCTAGCATGCTGTCTGTGGTGACTGAAACTGCCCCGTACGCGGAGAATGGCAAAGGGAGCGCATGTCACGCCACTGTGGATGAGTCATAGCCCTACCGAGTGCGCCGGTTCTAAGGGGTTAGGCGTTCGTCCGGAAGAGCGCTGGAACGAATGAGGGCCTACTAGGTGGAGTCGATTGGACTACTCGGGTCAGGTTGTCTAGGGTCTTAGAGCTGACGCAACCTGATGCAAAAGGGACGGGTAGGAGACTGAGAAGCCGATAATGTAGGCCCTCATTTGTTTTGTCCAAAGGAGGAAAAATGACAGATTTCATTATTGGCTGGATTCTTCCACCATTGATGGTTATCGTGCTAGTAATCATGAATGTGTGTGGATACATGACAAAGAAGGGATACGATAAATACGTATGCCTGTCATGGGGAATAATGGCTATTTATTCTCTCGTCAAGGTTGATATCGGCGGGATAATCATCTACCTTACTTTTTCTCTTTATCACGGTTACAAGTGGTGGAAGAACCGCAAGGATGACGACTGGACCGACAAGGGTAACAAGCCAAAGCGGAAGCGTTCCCGTAACTGGGTTCCGAAGCTAAAGAACCCTGAACCAACAAAGTCGGTGGTGTAGTGGCGACCGAGAAGCGTCCGCTAAGTTGCGGTTGTGTCCTGGTATTCGTGGATGGCAAGTTTTCACATCAGGACGTTAAGAACTGCAACAGAGGGCATTAGTTATTAATGGGTGGGCGAGGAAGACACCGCGCGTGGTCGGTGCTTGGAAACCGCCCTATGCCTCTGCACCAGATAGCCAGAGGTAGCCACGCATGGGGAGTTGGCAGAGTGGCCGAATGCACTAGTCTTGAAAACTAGAGGGGCCTTAAAACCCCCAAGGGTTCAAATCCCTTACTCCCTTCGTGATACAAGAAGATGGTTGTACCTGCTGCGAGGATGGCGGGTTTACCGAGGGATATGGTAATAGCCATCGGTGCGGCAATTGTGGACACACTGAAGGAGCCCATAAGTAATGGCCGAATGTACCTGTTGCACAAATGGTGCCTTTGTTGAAGGACTCAACCCGAACCTGTGTAACAACTGCTTTCACCTGAAGTCGCTTCACTCCATCGTGGTGAGCTTCTTCAAGTTCTGGAATAGGATTAGCTTCTGATGGGTGTCTGTATCTGCTGCCTCTTTGGTGACTTCAAGGGTGGTGGCGAAAAGGACATCAAGGATATATGCGGGTGTGGCCATCACAGGAAAGACCACCAGAAGAGGTTTTAATGTTCTTCTTTCTCTTCGGAGCATGTAGTTGCTGCTTGGCAGGCTCCTTCTCTGAGGGTGGCAACGACGGTAAGTGCTCCCTCTGCAATCACACGTACGGAGCACACACCTAGAAATAGGTAGGGTGGCAGAGTGGCCTATTGCGCGTCCCTGCTAAGGACGTAAGGGAACAACACACCTTCCAGGGTTCGAATCCCTGCCCTACCGCGCACCATTAAAAAGGAGGAAATAAAGGATGCTTTGGTACCTATTTGCAGGTTGCTACTGTTGCTTCATCGGTGACTTCATCGAGAGTGATAGCGACCGGAAAACCTGCAAGAGATGTACGCATGTGAGGGGTGCTCATTCTTAATGGGCTCTTGCTCATGCTGTAACTCTGGTGGATTCGAAGCTAGCGCTACAGCCCTCATTTGCAAACATTGTCTTCATGTCAGGTCTGCTCACTCTGGCTACTTCCACTACATGGCTTCCTTCCTCCGCTACATGACAGGAAGGTAAATAGCGTGGAGTATGACGGGCCTCCACGGTGGTGAACGTGCGGCCGTAGGTAGCCACCGAAACAAATCCCGTCAAATGCCCCCGTAGCTTAGCCGGGTTTAAAGCGCCACCCTGTCAAGGTGGAGACCGAGGGTTCAAATCCCTTCGGGGGCGCGTGCTACGTAATGGCAATTGCGTAGAGTCTGTGGTCAGCAACCGCCAATTGCTCCGCGCGACAGACACGCATTACGTGTGGCCGAGTGACCGGCAATGCTTTGGTGGTGGAGATGGTCACGCTGCCTACCAGAGAGCCACACGGAACGGGTCATAGCTCAATTTGGTGGAGCGCTTGGTTTGGGACCAAGAGGTTACAGGTTCAAATCCTGTTGGCCCGACGCGAAAGGAGGAATGATGCGTAGATTCCTGGAAGAGCTTCTAGAGAGAATCGCGGACATGAACGACAACGACACGAGAGAGCTTGGCAAGGATCGGTGAGTATAGCCACCTTTGGAATCTTTTGTTTCCTCTGGTTGGCCGCTGCTTACTCGCTCTGTATTTACTTGATAAAGACAGTTCGGGACGACACGTTTAACCTTAGGGTCACAATTGCTTGCTTCTCTGTCCTGATACCTGTGGGCATCCTGCTACTGGTGGTGTCCTTTGTGTCAGTGGTGACTTAGCAAGATTTGAAGGAGGAATTGAGATGGGTTTCGCGATAGCCATAGTCGTCATGCTCGTTGCCCTGGTGGTTGTGATGTCTGCTCTACTGGCGGTTGACCAGCACATCCGGAACAGGCCACCCTTGGCCCCCACCATCAAGCAAGACATTGCTGAAGCGGTGGAGCGTTACCGGACGGAGCTTTACCAGTGAGCTTGGTTGAAGCGATATACGAAACCGCGCTACTAGACATCCTGGTTGCCCTGGAAGCGGGACACCCTGAAGAAGCCGCCAGGATGGCCCGTAAGGCTCTGGGAGTACCTGACCCATCCAAGGACACCCAGGACGGTTCAGAGGCTGTCAGCGTGGCTCCTGGGGGCCTTCATGGGCTCAGTGGGCTTGAGACCTTGCCGGTACTTGTCAGGGACTCAGGGGGTATGCCCGTCAGGGGTAACGGGCTACCTCCAATCAATTGGCGTCGTCCGTGGATGAGGAAACGGTGAGCTTCTTCCGCCGTAGATTTTGGATCCGAAGTCCAGAGCAAAAAGCTTTCGCCAGGATCGTTGCCCTTGGGTGTGAGCTTCTTCAGGAAGAGTTTCCTGAACTCTCAAAGAGGGAGTTCGACGTAATAGCGGTGACGATCCTGGAAGAGCTAATGGAGTCGGATCCGGATACTCTCATTAGTCCCTCTTCGCTCGTGTGGCGCGTGAGAGAACGGGTCAGGTCTTCTAGGCTCTGATTTCGTGTGGTCTGCCTGAGGGACACTGAAGAGGGCAGGGTAACGATGGACACATAAGAGCGTGGCTCTCTAAAAGCACGTCGCTGCCCAACCATCGCCGCACCAATGGATAAGGTATGGACGAAGTAGACACTGTTAAAAGAGAAGTGTCAATAAAAGGTCAGTGGGTTGACCGGATTGTTAAAGACCCAGACTTGTCGGAAAGAGAGAAACTTCTCCTTCTGGTTATTAGTAACTTCATGAATAGATCAGGTATAGCTTTTGTCAATAGGATGAATGTTGCTGCCTATAGTGGCATTAGCTCTGCTAAGATCAAAAGCATGGTAGAAAGTCTAGCCGAAAGACATTACCTATCCGTTAGATTCACACTCCCTGGTACAAACACAAAGAACAGTCCAAATTATAGGAAGTTTGAAGTTCACGGATTGATAGAAGCGGATGGGTGAAGCATGAAGGCTGGACACATCAACGTAGGCAATGGCTTTAAGTGGACACCAGACGATGATGATTGCGTCTGTGTGGGCAGAGAAGACGAACCAGATGAGACCAGGATTCGCATCATCTGGCGCTATAAGGACAGTCAGAGCAATTACACCACTTCGGTATCAAGAGAAGACACGCTTTATTAAGGAATAACTATGGGTTTCAAGTTGCGTACTTACTCCAGTGTCGCACTGTTGGTAGCGCTTATCCTGACTGCTGCTATCCTGGCGAGTTGCAAGCCTGCCGGTAGCCTTTCGGGGCCTCCCCTGGGTGTCTGCAAGTACAAGGCAAATGCCGTGGTCCTGAAGGATGACGGTAAGTGGAAGTGCTACAGCACCAAGAAGCAGAATGGCGTCACGGTCCTGGTCCGTCAGAAGACTTGGGACAAGAAGTAAATGGGGTTTTGGAGCAACGACGCTCCGAAGCAGAAGTATGGAACCCTAGGAGTGCGTTCGGAATTCAAGTTCAGCCCTAGTGGATATACCTGTATCGTCACTGGGGTATCCAATGGTGCATACGGCAAACTAGTCATCACCTATAAGATAAAGGGTGGTGATGGTGGTACCGCCAGTATGGATGTCTACCCAACCGAGAGTTGTTACCTATGACTCCTGATGAACTGGCGGAATTTGCCGGTAGGTTTATGTTCCTGCTAGACAAAGACTGGGTTTACCGCGCTCCTGAGACGTTCATCAAGCCTGCCCGTATCTGGTGGGCTCTAGCGAATAAGAATTGGGAGATGGCAAACCGGTTGCTATCGGAGCTTGAATCCGATAGCGTCTAAACAACTGAATACATGGTGTCTGTGGCAGAGTGGCTATGCACTGGATTGTGGGTCCAGACCACGTGGGTTCAAATCCCACCAGACACACGAGGTACCGAAGCGAAGAAGACGGATACTTCAATGGATAAACCGTAGGTCGTTGGTTCAAATCCAACCCTCCCAACCATTGGGAGGTAGCTCAGTGGTTAGAGCAACGGTGAAAAGACTGTCTTCGATTATTTCTCGGTACCTCCCAGTTTGGCACTGAAGCGGAAGGTAAGGGTTACTCCTAATATGAATAGGGTAGACCAGGTTCGAATCCTGGCCGCTCCACAATAAGGGGCGGTAGTGTAATGGCAGCACACTAAAAATACCCAAACCTAATATTTCTCAGTGCCACCCAGTTTGACCCGAAGCGTAGTAACTGGTTACTTCTCTCCGCCAGGGCCTAGCCCGGAGGGCACCTACTTCCAAGCTTTTAAACTTGGTTTCGTAGGAACCTGTGTGCCAATTACGATATTTCTCGGGTCGCCTAGACGGCTTCAGAAGCGAAGAGAGAAGATACTTCTACAGAGAAAGAAAGTCCGTCCGACCAACGGCGCGCTACCTACTCCACACGTCATTGAGTAGGAGCAAGGGTGTAATTACCAGATGTTGTGATTTGTTAATACCACCCGTCTTTTCTCAAGTATTACTCTGAAGTCTCCTTGTTGGGTCAGAAGCGGACGGATAGGTTACTTCACAAACACCACTATTAATGGTGTCTCTAAGAGACAAACTTATTCGAATTATTTCTCTGACCCACCCTAAAGCAAGAGGCACCGAAGCGGAGAATACGGTTACTTCTTTCGGCTGATAGATCCGTATTCGTTTATTACTCGGTGCTCCTTGCTTTTATTACTCTCCCGAAAGGAGAAGCGGCATGGGAAAGCTAGGTAAGCAAAGCGCAAAGCTTCAGGTGGAAAGTGCGAACAAGAAGGCTGGACTGATTCGCACCAGCGGGGGAAAGACCACCACTCATGAAGGTGGAACCGGGCACCTACGCGATACCAAGTCGGAACTATTCCTTCTTGGTGTTACCAACATGGTGTCTGAGCAAACCTTCTATGAGCGCGGTTCGGATCGTGACAAGCGCTTTATGGGTCTGCTCATCACGGTGACCCATCAGGATGCCGATTGGGTATCTCGGTTCCTACCGTGGCTACGCGGACCAGGCAACATGAGAACCGCTTCTATCGTCGGTGCGGCTGTCTATGCCCGCACCGTCCTGTCCATGGCTCCTGAGGCACGTGAGGCTCTTTACAGGGCTTTCCCTGGGGCCACGGTCCGGAAGGTTGTGGCGTCCGTCCTACAGCGTCCCGACGAACCAGCAGAGTTCATCTCCTACTGGCTTCAGGGAAGTGACACCAAGACGCTTCCTGGTGGCGTGCAGCGTGGTCTAGCCGACGCGGTAAAGCGTCTGTACACGGAACGGAACTCCCTGAAGTACGACGGACAGAACCAGCCATGGCGTATGTCTGACGTGATTCAGTTGGTTCACCCGGACCCTGATACTGAGGTTCAGTCTCTTCTTTTCGATTACCTTGCCAAGAAGCGCTTCAGCGGAAGCGAAGCGGTAATCCCAGACGAACTCTTGATGCTTCAGGCAAACAGGAAGCTCTACGAAATCCCTCAGGAGCTACGTCGGGAGCGTCTGGCAGCAGACCCGAAGTCAATGGCTACCATTCTCCGGAGTGGTGGCATGACCTGGGAATCACTAGCAACGTGGCTAGGTGGTCCTCTGGGTAAGGAAGGTTGGGAGGCAATTGCTCCTAGCCTGGGAATCTTCGCTCTGGTCCGGAACCTTCGGAACATCAGTGAAGCTGGAGTGAGCAACGAGGTTCAGGAAGCCCTAGCGGCAAAGATTTCTGACCCTCAGGTAATTGCCAACTCTCGTATGTTCCCTCTTCGCTTCTACACGGCGTATCGGGAAGCCACGAACGTCATATGGAGCTACCCCCTTGAGAAGGCCCTGATGGCTTCTCTGGGGAACATTCCGAAGTTGGACGGCCGAACGCTGGTACTGATCGACCAATCAGGTTCGATGAATTTTTCTATGTCGAACAAGTCCACCGTGCGACTCTCGGAACAGGCTGCCTTGTTCGGTATCGCTCTGGGCATGGCTGCCGACAATGCGGATGTCTACGTCTACGGGAATTCTCACAAGGAAATCCCGCTACCCAAGGGTGGTTCAATCCTGCCGCTTGTCGCTAAGTACGGTCAGGCTGATATGGGTGGAACCCAGACATGGACCACTGCCAGATCCCTTTACCGGGGTCATGACAGAATCGTTATCGTGACGGATGAGCAGAGCCACGATAGCGCGTACGGAATTCCGGATATCCCCATCGTGACCTTCAACGTTGAGGGCTACAAGGCTGCCCACACGGAATCCTCAAAGAAGAGAATCACCGTGGGTGGTCTGTCGGATGGTGGGTTCAGCCTGATTCAGGCCATGGACTCCGCCGGTAAGGGTGAGTGGCCTTTCTGATGAAAGTAACCATTGGGGAACTAATGGATACCATCAACAAGGTTCTAAATGACCCTGACAACCCATTCGACATGGGGCCTGATACGGAAGTGGTGGTGAGTCGCGGTATCTTTCATCCGGACTCACCAGAAGGGAAATTCCAGGTACTAATGGTTGCCCCTTATCAGGGTAAACTTCATCTGGTAGTTTCCAAGCTTCACTGAATGATGTGGTCTAGCACCTAGGTAAGACTCTGTACTAAGGCGCCTTAGGTGTTTGCGTCGATAGATCGGGTAGTGCAGAGCACCACTATGGATCGCTAGCTCAATTGGTCAGAGCAATGCGCTCTTAACGCATAGGTTCAGGGTTCGAGTCCCTGGCGATCCACTTAATAGTCCTGTGGTAGAGTGCAGTTATGCCTATTTGCCATGTCTGCTCAAAAGAAGTCGATAGATACGCCAACAACAAGCGTTGCCGAGAATGCTATAACGAATATATGCGCGAATATATGAAAAAGCGCTTTCACCAAAAGCGTGCAGAAATGATAGCCATTCTTGGTGGCGTTTGTGTTCATTGTGGAACTACAGAAAAGCTGGAATTCGACCACATATTTGAGAATACCAAATCATGGGATATAGGTAAGATTTGGGGACACCGTAAAGTAATAGCTGAATTGAAGAAGATTCAGTTGCTATGCAATAGCTGCCACAAAAAGAAGTCAGCTAGATATATGAGTGTTGACCATGGTGGCGGTCTATCTGGTAAAGATGGTTGCAAATGTACAAAGTGCAAAGCACGCAAAGCAGAATATATGAAGAAATACAATAAGCCCCGTTAGCCCAACCTGGTAGGGCAATCGGCTTTTAACCGATAGATTGTAGGTTCAAATCCTACACGGGGCACATGGACATTTACGACGTATTCAGGTCAGTAGCGGATGCCATTCCCAATGGAGGTAATTCACGAAAGAGAATGAGGAGACGTGTCAAGGCTTACCGTATGGCTGACAGCATCATGGACCCGAAGTCATTCCTTCGTTCTCAGACCTACTGTCGGATGGGTAAGCACCAGCCTGTAGGCAAAATGTATTGCATCATCTGCGAGCATTGCCGCAAAGTCCTAGGAAACAACTATTAGGGGCCTTAGCTCAGTTGGTAGAGCACTTGCCTTGCAAGCAAGGGGTGGGGGGTTCGATTCCCCTAGGCTCCACATGAACAATCAAAAGTTGGTAGTAGGTTTCTGTGATGGCAGCATGGAAATCCACGATTGGCAGCGTGGTTATAGCTTGACCACGGATGTCGGTACTGGAGAGATGCTTTGGATCTATAAGAAAGAAGGTGCCAAATATGTAAAGATTGGTAGCCTGGAAGATATCGACTGGTTTACCATCAGTGGCAAGATAACAATCAAGTAATGGTTTAAGGGTGTGTAGCTCAGTTGGTTAGAGCATTCGGCCGATAACCGAAAGGTCGGGGGTTCAATTCCTCCCACACCTACGCTGTCATTCCGGGGTTTCCTCAGCCGGAATATTAAGTCACATGTACTCTTCCGGAAATGGTTTTGGCTTAGCACCATACTAGACCGGAACGGTTGGGCAAAGGCAGAGAGCTAAGCCGATCGCCTTTCAAGCATGTGAGACAGTTAAGGCCCTATCTTCCAGCGGTTAGGAAGCGAGGTTTTCACCCTCGTAACCGGGGTTCGACTCCCCGTAGGGTCACGAGTCGCAAAGAGGCATGATGCCTAGAGAGATTCTAGGATGGGTTCGATGGTGTCTTACCTTGTGAAACAAACTCTTTGTGGCTCTCTTCTAGATGGTGACTAGAAGAAGCGGCACCTTCGGGTCTGGCTAGGGGTGCAAGAAGCCCCAGGGGTTGCCGCCCCTGGGGTGAGCCCACATATCCCAATTGGTAGAGGAGACGGATTCAAACTCCGTATGTTGTCAGTTCAAATCTGACTGTGGGTACGTCGTCTCTGACTGTGGGTACGTCGTCATGGTGGCCATACTGCTTCACCCGAATAACCAGCGCTGGTGTCGCTTGTCGGTACCGGCTGGACTTGTCCAGTTCACAAGCGGCAGGGTGTGTAAGGCGGAGCAACCACCATGACGTCTTATGGCTACGTACGCAATTGGTTAGCGAGACGTCTGCAAAACGTCGTAAGCCGGTTCGATTCCGGCCGTAGCTTCGTGGGGTATAGCTTAAGTAATTGACATTGCCTGCCAGCAATCGAGATGAAATGGCTAGACGTTGGCAGACGTTCCGATGCCTCAGAAACATCGGTGCCCCGTTAAACTCCTGTTGGACCCAGGAGAGCAAGAAGCCCCATAGGAGTTCCAGCCCCTATGGGGTCACGCCCGTGTGGTGGAATTTGGTATACACGCTAGCCTTAGGAGCTAGTGCCGAAAGGTTTGCAGGTTCGAATCCTGTCACGGGTACTTCCGCCAGAGTGCGGATATAGGGAACTAGATAAGAAAGGAGGAAAAAATATGGGTGCCAAGAAGCGCATCAACAAGTCACACCCTTCGCATGATCGCAGGTCCCGAAGCATCGCCCGTGGGCTGGTTCGGAAGAAGGCCCGTAGTGAGGCTCAGAAGGCCGCAGAGCGACGCAACAGGGCACGTGGCTACTCGGCATGGGATGTGGCCAAGGCACGGCGTACGGCCCGTCTAGGGCGCATCCTGACACCAGAGCAACGGAAGATGCTCACAGACCAGGGTTACAGCGCAGAGACAGGCAAGAAGACAACTTCAAAGTAAGGACCACACGAAGAAGCCGGTAGCCCATGGGGAGCTACCGGCTTTCTTTGTTCTTTGAGAATTGAGGAATTGAAAAAGAATGATTAGCAAGGTTGAGTTCAAGACAGGGGATATGGGCCGCCCGGTGTTCCCCGTACCCATCTTCGGAGAGTACGACGAAGACAACGTGCGGACCATCAAGATGGAGATCACACCTTCCATCGCTCGTATCCTGCTGACAAAGAACATCGGCAACAGGAACGTTTCGGAAGACTACATCAACGAGTACGCCGGACGTATCTCGCGTGGTGAGTGGTGGTTGAACGGTGCAGCCATCAAGATTGCTTGGAATGGCAGATTGTTGGACGGGCAGACCCGTCTAGAGGCTGTCATCAAGGCTGGTCTTCCCATCACCACCATGGTTACCTACGGACTCCACCCGGAATCCCAGATGACCATGGACATGGGCAAGAAGCGTTCTCAGGCAGACGTCCTGAGGATGCACGGTTTCACGGACACCATTCGGTTGGCCGCTCTCATCAACATTGTCATGCGGTACAAGGATGGCAAGTTGATTCCGGGGCACCGTGCCGCGCGGTACTCGGAAGGTCAGATCCTGGACTTTGCCAACCAGAACAAGACCCTTCTGTACAACGCGCTTTCCCACTCATGGACCTTCAACAGTAAGGTTCCCATGGCCATCGTTTCCGCTGCTGCTGCGGCGTGGTACATCATGGCCGAGAAGAACATGCAAGACCTGGATTCCTTCTGGACCAGACTCATCACAGGTGAACACCAGATTGACCGTGATCCGGTTTGGGTCCTACGGGAGCGGATTGCCAAGGGTGCCAAGCTTGCGGGTGGAGGCAAGGGAAAGCTCCCCTCCTACCTTCAGGTGGCGCTCACCCTCAAGGCTTTCAGGTATCACATCATCGGCCGTCCGATTTCCTACCTCAGGTGGGATCCGGAAACGGAACCCTTCCCCGAAGTCACCGTGTCCGTGGGAGATGACGACGGTTTCGACAGTGCGGAAGACCAGACGAACGCGGTCATTCTGAACGAGACTGACGAATTCGACATTCCCGACGACACACCTAGGGACTAATACATGCCACAACACCAATACGTTATTGACCCACGTACCGGTGAAGTGGACATGGCTGCATACGAAGCAGAAGGCCACAAAGGCTCACTCTGCTTCGTGTGTGGCGCCCACGTCTGTGCAGCCTCCTGCACGTCTCACAGAGGCAGGCTGATACCGCTAGACGTAGCCCAGTGTCGTGGGGCGGAAACTACCTTCTTTGTCGTCTACGAAGCTTCTACCTACACGTCTCTTTCTTTCCACCTTTCGAAGGTAGGGGCGCAGAGCTACGTTTCAAAGCGGCTAGAGAAGGATCGTTCTAGCGGTAAGGTTCACCAATACGTAGACCCCTACCCGATCGTAGAGGAGCCGCTATGTCTCTAGGTTCGACAGGGGTCGGTTATAAGATCCTGTTGTTTGTTGTCAGGGCTAACTTCCTGATGACTGATCTATATGACAACATTATGCGTATCCTCTTCGGTACAGAAGCTTTTGATGACGCGCAAATGAGGGTTTACAATGAGCGCGTCAAGAGAGAGCAAGAGGAAGAAGGGGAGGATGCCACGGGGTAAGGGCAAGCAGGGTCGGGAGGGCCGTAGGCTTAAAGCTGAGAGCCTGAGAGTCCTTAGGGAGTCCCGTAGCCTAGGTGAGCAACTGGATTTGCTAGACGCTCGCCTAGGGCCTAACAGAGGGGCATCACGGGAGCGCCAGCGTCTCCTATATGAGTCGGCAGCTAGGAACAATGACCGTGCTCAACAAGAGGCAAAGGACTTTTCGATGATTGGCCGGAAGAGACGAAAGTAGGTTCTCGATGGATAGAGAGCAGGTTTCATTTTTTCTGGATTCGCAAGCATTGAGAAATTATGAACCGCTCTCTATCCAGAGAGTAGTAACTGATATTCTTTGTGGCGACTTTGACAATCAACTAGATCTAATAACGGCCACCATTGCGAGACGCAAACACATTCTTTTGATTGCACCTAAAATGCGCCGTATCGTCCTACGGCGGGCAGTTGTACTGAAGAGAACCGGTAGGAAGGTTAACGGGGTTGAGGCTGGTAAGAACCCAGAAGGCACAACAGCGGCAACAAATCGCACTAGAACTTTCACAAATACGTGACCAAATTGCAGACCTGAAGAAGCAAGAAGCAGAGCTTCAAGCTTCATTGTTGTCAATGACGGGGCCTGAGGAAGTCATTGCCCTAAGCCCTACCCGTTCTCTTCTTCGTGTGGATCCTGAAGCCAAAGACGAAATTGATGACTCAACCCTTAAGCACTTGGTAGATGATAAGACTTGGGAAGCTATCACTATCAGGGTGCTTGACCACAAAGCGCTTTCCCTTGCAATCCGGACAGGGGTTGTACAACCGGGTATAGTCGCGGAAGCCACGGTCAAAAAGGAACCGAAGGCTTCCCACTTCCGGGCGGTACGACATGATGAAACTAAGGATTCAGGGGAAGGTAAAGAGGGAAAGACAACACAGAGAAAAAGAACTAGAGCGCTATCTAATTGAGCGGTTTCCGGGTTATACTCTTGAAACAATTCATATTGTGATGAGGAAAGCTAGGGAGACGTATGCGCTTGGACTATAGTTACACAGCGGAAAAAGGCTTCACGGTTGCCGAACTAAGGGAATTCGTGAACGCTCTTGATGGGCTCCCTGGTGACTACATTATCCGTGGGGAAAAGGAACTCAAGTTCGATTTCAATGCGGCGGGTGGCCGTATAGTTAGATTGACTGCTGTTCCACCACCCAAGCCTGTATGATATGCCTTTGCTATTGTTGCCTCTTTGACATTGCCAAGCCAAAGAGACGTGTGATTAGACCTAAAGTCAAGCAAAGGAAGAAGTGACTGAGTGGCAATCAGGGCCGGTATCCTTGGGTCAAAACAAGCCGTAAAGAAAGCTGCCGCAAAAGGCGGTGGTGGGGATTTCGCGCAAATCCTTAAAGGCGATGGCGACACTTGGAAGGTTCGATTCCTGATCGAACCTGAAAATTGGCTTGAATACTTTGAGCACTACTACGATGGCAAATACGTTGTGTGTGATGATGAAGTCTGCCCGGCTTGTGACGATGGCGTACGGCGTAGCCAACGCTTCCTAGTCCCTGTCTTGATGGTGGACGACAGTAAGGTTGCTTGCATCAAGCTTGCCAAGACTGCCTATTCAGCCTTGGAGCGCAAGTACCAGCGATACGACACCATGACCGATCGGGATTATGAAATCACCCGACACGGCACGGGACAGAATGACACAGAATACGAAGTAGAACCGGGTGACCCCATTAAGGTCAACCTCTCTCGGTTCAAGCCTCCTTCTCCTCACAAGACGTGGGAGGCTTACGTATTCTCCTTTATCAAGGCCATGGTTGATTCAGCGGCCAATGCGGACATTGATGATGACGATGATGAAGAAGATGAGGAAACACCAGCAGTAAAGAAGCGGCCGGTTGCTGCCAAGGCCACAGTAAAAAAGACGATTGCAGCAAAGAAGCCAAGCACCAACGTCATTCGTCGCTCACGCTGAAAGGCTCTCTGAATGCCTAAGGGTCCGAAGTCAGAAGTTTCTAGTACTGGTGCGGTTCTTCTAGAGGCTTTGAGAGCCTATATTGAAGAGGAGTTCGGAGAGGAAAGCGACGAAACCGGTAAGGTCATTGACGGGGTTTCTTCGGAGAAGCTTGGCTTTGAACAACTCAAGGCGCTTTCTCTGGTAGAGCTACGGGCATGGGCCAAGGAAGCCGGATTCACCGCTAGTAATAAGAAAGCGGATATCCTCAACTGGGCACAGCAACAGGAGACTTCTTCTGATGAGGAAGAGTCTGATGAGGATGTAGACGAAGACGAGGATGACGAGGAAGACACCGAAGAAGACGACTCTGACGACGAAGACGAAACTTCGGAGGAAGAGACCGAACTACGGGAAGAGCTAGAAGAGCTTGGCCCGGTAGACCTACGCAAGCGGGCACGGGAGAACGACAAGTCTCTCAAGCTTGCAGAGCTAAAGGAAAAGAGCAATGAAGAGCTAATCGAACTGATTGTCAGTCAGGAGATTAGTTCTGAAGAAGAAGACGAAGATGACGAAGAGTCGGACGATGAAGACGACGACGATTCAGGCATCGATCCCAAGGAAATGATGGACAAGAAGATTTGGCCGATGCCACGTCTTCACAAGTTCGCAGAAGAGAACGGTGTAGCGATTCCGGCCAAGGTGAAAAACAACCGGTCGGCAATCGTAGAGCTTCTGACTGAAGCTCTAGGGGAAGATGACGAGTAGCCAGACATAGAGAAGGGGCCACGGTTCTTTGCCGTGGCCCCTTTTCGTGTTTGTGGAGAACCTATGACCAACTCCTATTTCTCAGTCCACACACATTCTTCCTTTTCGTGTCTTGACGGCATGTCCGAAGTCAGGCACTTGGTAACCAAAGCGGCCAAACTTGGTCACCCTGCCATGGCCCTTACCGACCATGGCCACATGGCTGGAACCGTGCAGCTATATAAAGCCTGTAAAGACCAAGGGATCCTTCCCTACCCTGCCGTAGAGGCTTACCTAGTCCCAGAGCATGAGGAGTGGGACGGTAAGGCTTCTCGGTACCACCTGGGGCTTATCGCGCTAAGCCTGAAGGGCTACAGGGCTCTTATCAAGCTTGTGTCACGGAGCTACACCCGACCACAGTTCAACCGGTTTCCTCGGATCGACTGGAACGATCTAGCCCTGTTGTCCCAGGAAGCGCGAGACGATATAGCCCTGACTACCGGTTGCTATTTCGGTCTGCCTATTCAAACGCTGGTAACCGAAACAGTGGATCCGGTCAAGGGCCTGAACTTTGGGAAGCTGAGTAACCGGAACAAGGCAAGGTCTGTTGTCCAGACCTACGCCCGACTCTTCCCCAATACCTATGTGGAACTCCAGAACCACTACACCCCGCACCCAGACAACTGGACTGACGAGCAAATCTGTACGGAAATGTTCGGTATAGCTCAGGAGCTAGGGCTACCTGTGGTGGTCACCCAGGACACCCACTATTTGGATGTCCGGCACTCATCAGCCCACACGCTGATGAAGAGATCCACCTACGGCGGTATGGAAGATGGATTCCCTGGGGACTCCTACCACTTCGCTTCCACCAGATTCATCAAGAACCACCACCAGGCAGAACACTGGGAAGCGGCGCAAGAAGGTTTCACAGATCTACTGGACCGACACCGGGTGTCCCTCCCTGCCCTGGACACCTTCCGCGCGCACATCCCAGAAGTCACCACAGACCCGCTGAAGGGTGTCACCCAGCTAGTTACCCGCCGACTCCAGGATCTTGCCTCTACGGGCCTCCTAGCCCCCTCTAAGGGCCGATCAGGGAAGCCAGCAGAGACGCTAGCCCGGTACCAGGAGCGGCTAGACCACGAACTAGAAGTCATCGAGTATCTAAACATTGCGGGTTATTTTGCACTTGTTAGACAGATCGTTCTGTGGTGTCAGCGTAACGGTGTCTTTGTGGAAGCGAGAGGTTCGGCCAACGGTTCCCTTGTCTGCTTTCTTCTTGGTATCACGCAAGTCGATCCGCTTAGATGGGGAACTTCCTTTGAGCGGTTTTTGTCTAAAGATAGAAAGAAGCCACCGGACGTAGACCTAGACGTTTCCTATACCGAACGCAAGCGTCTATTGGAATACATCTCCTCACACTTCCCGACTCAACAAATTGGGACCTTCCAGCAACTAGGTACCAATGATGAGGGTCAAGGCTCTGTCATGGTCACCTATAAGGCTGGAATTAGGAAACAACTAGGTGACGACACCAAGGCCCTGAACGACGTCAAGACGGTAGAAGACGTTAAGTGGTTTCGACCCCAGGATTACCAGGCTCTCAAATACCTTTCAGAAATGGAAGTCAAGAGATCCTATGGCGTCCATGCCGCTGGACTTCTTATCAGCGCTCCATCTCTCAAGATGGAAGATTATGTTCCGACCATGCTGGTTGCTTCGTCCAACACGAAGGTAACTCAGTTCGTCGGTAATGACCTGGAAGAGTTCGGCTTCTGCAAGATTGACATCCTTGGCCAGATCACGCTAACCGCGATGATGAAGTGTCAAGAACTAATCGGTGGCGAGCATGCCGAGAAGACAGACGACTTCTCTTGGATTCCTTTTGATGACAAGAAGACCATGGCCACGATTGGGCAGGGTCGGCTAGACACGGGGATCTTCCACTTCGATAAGTTCACCAAGGCCCGTGGTGCCCGTGACATGCAACCCAGGAACACGATGGAGCTATGTCTAGCTCAGGGCCTGTTCCTACCAGGGGCCATGGATACTGGGCAGACTGCGGCCTACCTGAAGCGTCGGAAGATGACCAGGGAAGAGCGGCAAGCCGATATTGAGTACATACACCCTGCCTGGGAGCACGCCCTAGCCAAGACGTACGGGACTGTCATTTTTCAGGAACAAGTTATTGACATCCTCCGTGAACTTGGTATGAGCATTGAGGCCATCAACATCTTCTTCAAGTTGGTGAAGGACTCCGCTTCAGGTTCCCTCGGTCGTAACGCGGAACGTATGAAGGTAGTCAAGGCAGAGTTCGATAAGGCTTGCCACCGGAACGGTATTGAAGATGCTGATGCCGCTTACCACTCCTTTGCCGGTTTGATTGCCTATGCCTTCAACTTCAATCACGCGGTTGGTTATGGCATCAGGGCTTATCGGACGGCGTACCTAAAGACTCACTATCCGCTTGAATATATGACTGCACTTCTGAACTATGCTGGTAGTGAGATGGAACCCAAGTACGTGGTGGAGTGCCGACGTATCGGTATCCGGATCCTTCCCCCAGACATCAACTTGTCTGGTGCGTCCTGGTCCATGGATAAGGGCCGTAACGCCATCCGTAGGGGCCTAGGAGCGGTCAAGGGCATTGGACCCAAGGCAGCTACCGACCTGGTCAGCAACCAGCCCTTCAAGTCCGTCAAGGACGTCTATCTGAGATGTGGCCGATCAGTGACCGGTGGAGACGAATACATGAAGACAAAGAATCCACAAGACCTGATCGGCACCATGAAGGTTCTGTTGGATTCAGGAGCCTTTGAGTCTTCCTTCGGTATCTCCCGTTATAGCTAAGGACAATTATGAATCTGGTTAGCCCAGAAGAAGTCATCAAGGTCTATCGTCAGTGTGTGGAAGAGGTAATCCGCAAGTACGGCATGCAGCCTGAGAGCTACCAAACCGATTTTGCGGATGAAGCGGAAGTCTCTCCGGTCATGACTTCGGTTATGGCTACCTGGGACATTGCCGGTAGACGAGCATTCATCATGGTCTACTACCAGTCAATCTCTGGGAACTACACACTGAACTTCCACGGGTTTGGTGATGGTCGGTTGTTGTCCCTGACAGAGATAGTCACCAAGGACAACATCTCTGACAATGACTTCTACTTCCCCATGACACTGGTTGGTCTGGGAGATATGAACTACCTACTCCCAGAGCTAGCAGAGTTGCCAGAGGTTCCGGAAGGTAGCGGAATCTTTATGGGTGAGATAGTCGGGGCATCCTACGATGATTTCAAGAAGCTTCTAGACGTAGCCGGTCAAGAAGGCTTCACGATCATTGGCCCGGATTTCGTGGCGACTGTTGGGCACGAAGAGGAAGAGCCTACCCAGGAGTAACCCTTTACTCATGGAGTAAAGATGACTTCAGATTGGACGGTAGAAACTCTCCGCGAACATTACAATGAAGTCCTACAACAGATGGACCTTAGGTACCAACAGAGATATGACGCACAAAACAAAGCTCTAGACGCTGCACTTCTTGCCGCTAAAGAAGCCGTACAGACTGCCCTGTTGGCGGCCAAGGAAGCGGTCATCAAGGCAGAGGTAGCCACCGAGAATCGGCTAACTCTTCTGAACGAACTACGCGCGGGTGTTGCTACCAGGGAACAGATAGACGGACTGACGGAAAGACAGAGTGACCTGAAGGAACGGCTAGACCGAATAGAAGGCAAAAATTCTGGCATCGGTTCGTCCTGGTCAATACTGATTGGTGCTATTAGTGTTATTGCCACAGTAATTATAGTAATCGTCACTCTGACATCATGAAGATTGGCGTCTGTGTCGACTGCTCAGGACTTGATGCGGCATGTGAATCAGTTCATGGGTTCACAAGTCGTGTCATTGGGAGATGACCCCAAATACAAAGTTAAGAACTTGCCCAGTGGAATAGTTCCCATTGACTATCTGATGCACGGTGGCTTTCCGCGCGGACGATGCACGGAGCTATACGGAACGTTCTCGTCTCTGAAGACTTTCATTGGTTTGAACGCCATTGCCCAGACGCAACGTGATGGGGGCACAGCGGCACTTATCGATACTGAACGGGTCTATGACTCCGATTGGGCGCAGAGGCTAGGCGTAGACACCAGCGCGCTTATCCTGCTCCAACCTGAGAACGGAGAAACCGCGATCGATGCAGCGGAGGTACTTGTCAGGAAAAATCTGGACATTCTAGTCTTTGACTCCGTGGCAGCCACCCTGCCCAAAGCGGAACAAGAGACGAAAATTTCGGACAAAGTACCCCAGATGGCGAGACTTGCCGCTTTGATGTCATTGGGACTCCGGAAGCTCACGGCAGCCAATGACCACACGGCAATCATCTGGATTAACCAGACCAGACAGAACGTGGGCATTACCTTCGGGAACCCAGAGAATCCGACCGGAGGTAAGGCACTCGGTTACTACGCTTCGTGGCGCATCAACGTACGGCGGGCAGGACAAGTCACCAAGGAAAAGAAGATATTTGATGGTGAGAAGTTCCGTTCCGCTAAGTCCGTTGAGAAGGTCCGTATCTGCGCCACGGTAGAAAAGTCGAAACTAGCCAAACCCTTTGAGGTTATCTACTTCGACTATGACCTAGCTTCCGCCACAGTTGATGACGTTGGCTTCCTGATCTCACTTGGCCTTGAGTCCGGAGTCATCAAACAGGATGGTCAAATGTGGACACTCCAAAATGGAAGCAAGGTAAGGGGCAAGGACAAGTTCCGGGAAACAGTGGACGTGGAAGCCCTCAGAGCCCTTCTGAGCCTTCCTGGCGGGCACGTACCCCCCAAGACACCGGCCGCGCGGTTGAGGCTGCCAGCGTCCAAGCTAGGGGCCTCCACGGGCACCCCAGGTCCGGGGCAGGGAAAATCAAGTACGACGCTTCGGACCAAGAAGCTATCTACGAAATCAAGTCTGCCCAACGATCCTTCAGACTGGGATACATACTTGTAAGAGATCTCTTCAGGTATGCAACCAGGCAAGGGAAGAAACCAGTAATACTAATTTACTTTCCAGAATATGTGGTGGAATGTGAGATTAAGAGAAGGTAAAAGTTGGCTTTTTATGATGACATAGACAGAGAGAAAAGGGCAACTAGATCTGTATACATTGAATCTGAAGAGCATCGTTATAAACTAGATCTTTGTGAAGAAAACTATACCACTATAATTTTCCCGCTTTTGAAAGCAGCTACGAAAGTAGCGCAGCCCAAAAGCACAAATATTAAAGTTAAACCAAATAAGGATGATCAACCTAAGAGTCCAACTTACCCATGGAGCACAAATGAAGTCAGAATAGCAAAAATCTATTTTAGAAATAAAGGTGAAAAGGTTCCGCAAGCTTTGTTGAAAAAAGAAAAAATGCAAGAATGGGAACGTGCCGGTAGACCTCATGAAATACTAAAAGAAGGAATGTGAGGTAAAAAGAAGGTAATGGCAGAGTTCGGAAGTAAGCTTGGAGATAATGAACCACCCAACTTTTGCACGATAGAAGAGTGCGAAAACGACTCAGAGACTGCTATAGAACTAGTAATATTTCAAACTCCAACCACACATATGGTTACTACCATTATGGTTTGCTACGAATGCAAACACAAGTATGAAGACTATAAGAATATGCAAGGTAACCAAATAGACAGTACCAAAAGATACGAAGAAAACACTAGACATATTGAGCAAGGCTACGAAGAAGGTTCAATAACCTAGTGATTAGTCGTCGTGCCAAATATATATTGGTGGGCTCTGCTGGAATAATCCTGTTTGCCAGTTGTGTTGCTGCTCTTAGCTCACCATCAGCAGACACGAGGAAGGACAGGATCACACCAGTAGTAACCACAACGACAGCTAGCCCGGTAACATCAACAAGTTCTATTACAGAACCTATTGAGACTACAGAACCTCCGGTACAAACCACGCAAGCGCCGGAACCTGTAGTCATAGAAACTACAAATAAGCCAAGTCAAATTTATTACGGTAGTTGCTCCGAAGTCAGGCAAGCGGGTGCCGCTCCACTCAGTCAGGGTGAACCTGGTTACCGCGCTGGTCTGGACAGAGATAGCGACGGAATGGCATGTGAATAACAATGAGTAAGTTTTTGAAGGTCCTTCTTGGAATCATCGTCGTGATCGTCCTGATTCTGGTCATAGCCGCATCTTGTGGGACAAATTCGGACAAGTCCGGACATGCCCCGGATCGGCAGAAGCCAGGGACAGAAGATGTTACAATCAGTAATTGCAATCTTTCGGAAGACTTGCCAGGAACCTTCAAACTGTCAGTAGACGTCAGCATTGAGAACCACTCAAGCAAGCCGAGCAACTACCTAGTTACCACCGGTTTTGAGAACGAAGAAGGGGACCAACTAGGTACCGGTACCGCTGCTGTAGTTCACCTGAACCCAGGTCAGAAGTCCAAGCAACCGGCTATTAGTTTGCTTCAGGCTACTAAGCCAAAGGAACTTCACTGCACGATAGCGGACATTACCCGGTACGCCGCTTGAGAAAAGGCGATTGGTTCGTACTGATTGGCGGAGTGCTGGGAACTCTCGCGCTCCTATGGTTTCTTTCTAATGTGGTTTGGGCCTAGAAAGGGTCTGAGCAATGGAAGTAGAAATAGGTAAGGACGAGACCGAGGATGGTCCGTCCGGCCCGGACAAGTCCGTAAAGGGACGTCGCGTCAACCGTCCTGGTGTACGGGGTCGGTTCACCCGTCGGCGTGTGGCCGTCCTGGTGGCTCTCATGGGCCTTGCCGGAACGTTGTTCGGAGTTGGTGTAGCTCAGGCTGATCTACCTACAGCCTGGACACAGACCATTACGACTCCTGCCAATGGGTCGGCTAATGGTCTTCTTATCACTGGTCCGACTTCTGGCCTGGTCAACCTCTTTGAAATCAAGGACGGTTTCGATCAGCCCATTGCGGCAGTTGGTAATGATGGTGGCCTGAAGGTCTTTGGTGATGACCTGGGGGTTTACGGTGCCCGTGGTGGAGTCTTCCTCCCTGAGGTTTACTTCACCCCTGACACCATCACAGCGGGTGCAGCCTGCCCGCTAGCGAACCAAGTAGCCATCTCTGGTCAAGACGGTAGCTTCTGGCGTTGCCACGCAACGCTTCTGAAGTGGAACAGAATTCTGTAAGTGGCATGGCAGATTTCCAGGAATCACCCCTGGGGAGATGTAATAGTCTGGCTTCCCACTGAATATGGTTGGGGGTTCTCTCCTGACTATCAGGACAGGGAAGCCAGACTAGAAGCTGTGTTGAATGCTTATGCGGAATACCATCAGCAACAGGAAAGGGGCACCACTGGATAACTCCGGTGTGTGCCCCTTTTTTAGTCTAAGGAGATTGATACGAAACTTCCGAAAGATCTAATGGAAGAATTGAGGAACATAAAGAACGCGAACTTGATAGTCACGCCATACTTTGAGAACTGGCTTTTGACCCACCTTGATGATTCCCTTTCGGAAGAAATAATCTCCATCATTGTTCAGGAGTTCCGCAAGCCTCCCTATGATGACAAGCGACGTCTAGGGGGAAGCTCTGCCGGAACCTGCCTACGTAAGCAAGTCTTGTCTTATCTCGGGACCACTCCCACCAGTCTGCCCAACAACCACCTACGCCGAATCTTCCACGATGGAAACTGGCGGCATCTCCGGTGGCAAGCTGCACTTCTCTCCGCTGGAATAGTTAGCGAAATAGAAGTCACTGTTGAGGATCCGGAAACGAAGGTAAGAGGGAAGATTGACGCGGTTGGTTTCGTACATGAAGACCACCCGAACAAGCTCTTCCGTGGCAAAAAGTTTGCTTTTGAATTGAAAGGCGCACACGACTACGCTTACCGTTCTTACGGTAAGGAGGGTTGGCGCCAATACGGCGACCAAATGGTTAGGTATTTGAATGCCGACCCGACTATTGAGCTTTATGTCTTGGTGGTAGAGAACAAGAACACCAACGACTACAAAGAGTGGGTCATCCGGCGGGAAGACCTGGGGGCAGCCATTGCGCGGGAGCACTCGGAACTAGAGGCCCTGAACCAGGCCATAGACACGCGGACGCTACCGCCCATGCTCACCCAGTGCGCGGCCGGTAAGGGCACCCTATGGACGCGCTGTAAGTTCGGTGGAGATACTGGCCAATGTGTGCAGCTAACCGAATGGCCAGTCAAGAAGCGAGTGATTAGGCCAAAGAATGGCGCCACGAATAAGGGTTAACTCCCTAGCCCGTAAGACTCTGGCAATCAAAGTCCCCTATGGTCTCCTCTCGGTTAAAGACCTTGAGAAGGAAATAGACGAAATGGCTAGCGTCCTTCTCGGCCACACGCCACCACCCATCGATACCGGTATATCCACCATGATGGAAGTGGCAGAAGGCTACTACGCCCGATGTGCAGAGCTAACCCGTCTTATCCTTCGGGAAGAGAGCAATGGGACGATAGTCAAGGGAAGCCCCTACTACAAGCTTCGTACCGGTGAGCTACGGCTAATGCTGGAACTTTGTTCCCGACTAGCTAACCTTGGCAGCAGACGAATAACAGCCGATGAATTGAGATTTAAGAAGACAACCTATGGCCGAGAATCCTACCGTTCGTAAGCTAGCCTTTGCTGGTGCTGGTGCGTCTTGGTTGTCTCATGCTGGCGTACCGGTAAAGGCAATTGTCTGCCTTGAGTGCGGAACAGTAATAGACATCACCATTGCTCCGCCAAATGTCCAACCTGACTTTTACTTGGACCAACACCAATTCAGAACAGCACGTGATTTGATTGTGGACTTTTGGAGGCTTAACAGAACCTTCCGAGGGAAGCTAGATACCGGTGTCGAAAAGGTACAAGCATACGACGATTGCCATTGACCCTAGCTCCGTCCGGTTGGCATTCGCGGTGACGGGGCCACGTGGCGAGAAGTTCTATCTTTTTGACCTACCTAAAGATAAGGTCGAAGCATGTGGCTACGCCTACCGGTACACCAGAGACGTAATTTCTGAATTCTCTTTCTTCGGGTGTCGTCCGGTCGTCTTCTGTGAGCGTCAGGTAGGAAGCCCCAGAGGGGGCTACAACGCGCTCATACCTCAGGCCCATGTCTCGGGTGCCATCATGGCCGCTACGGTCACTGCGGCCACCCCAGCACCCTTCGTGCCCGTGCAGGTGGGCACATGGAAGAAGACAGTGATAGGGGTCGGGAGTGCCGGCAAGGATCTGGTAGCCGCACGCATCAAAGTCATGTGGCCGTCCGCATGGGAAGTTGCCCAACAACACCCAAAGACTAAGGGACGGCAAGACATCATTGATGCTGCGGCTATGAACCTCTGGGGTCGCATGTACCAGAATGGCAAAATTTAAATGACATTTGAAGAGGCTAAGCACATACTTAGTCAGATAACGTATAAGCCTGGTTGGAAATTCATTTTAAGTCCAGCCTATATGGATAATACGGCAGTCATTCATATTGATTATGAAGCCGATGAAGCAAGACTTCATCGAGCAAGATATATGCCAAAGACACACATAGTTTCCAGCCACATGATTTCTTTGGGATCTTTGGAGACTTCATACTTCCTTAGTCAAGTGTGGCGAGCAATCCTGGAAGCAGAGACTCACGAAATGCTAGAGTTCTTCAAAGTAAACGGTGAGATCTATTGTGATCCACACGAGCGAGAGAACTACCGATACGGTAGCCCACCGAAGATGCCAGACTTCACTAAGTCCATAAACTAGAGAAGGGCCGTGGCTTTTGCCACGGCCCTTTCTCACGTCCTGGGTTAGTTCTTGTCTAGCTGTTCTGCCCTGAGATAGATATCTACCCCGTCTAGCCGAACATGAATGTTGGGGTAGTTCACTCTGGTGTATTGCAGGAGTGACGAGTAGAGGCTACGAACGGTCGTCGTCCTGCCTCTCCAGTTGAGAAAGCTCTGTGGAACTCTCCAGGGCTTCTCACCACCAGCACGCTTGAACTCCGTGATGACTTCGCTAGACCTGGATACCTGGATCTTACGGGGTGATCCGTCCCTATTAGTTGTAGTCACGTTCATTGCCTTCTACTCGTTGCGGTCCGAATGCTGACGTAAGTTGCTCTTTTACTGCGGCGACGAAATCAGGGTTCTCTAGGGGAAGGTCTGTTCCTTCTCCATTAGTCAGCATCTCTATCTCGGCGTAAGCCTTCAGAACTTTACTGGCTTCCAGAGACAAAGTGCTGACTTCTACATCAGGCCAAAGCCTGAGCATCTTCCACATGAACTCAGTTGCGTTGACGGCATTAGGAATGCTCGCCGCATTTCTCGGTATTCCGAACTCTTCCATCATTGCTTTATAAAGCAGAGTCCGAAGCTTGAACCGAACCTCTACAGCCGTCAGTATTTCTCCGTCATCCCAGTCACCAACTATTTGGTTGATGATGTTGGCTGGTTCGGTACCGGGCCACAGGTTCACTATCTCCTGATAGACCATGTAGGCGTAATTCCTAATGTTGCCTAGCAGGAATTCCATGTCTTCTATATCTTTTTGTTCCACTCCTAAAGCCTCTCAAACTGCCGTAGGGGACCTGAGGCAGCCTCCCGGGGTGTTCGTACCGGGCAGACGTTCTCAGGTCCCCTACGGGGCTTCTAGGCCCCTTCCTGGGGCCTCACTGAACCAGGGTGGTCACTACGTCCCTGATCACTTGCTTGCGATTCCAGTGCTTGCCCGTACCCGTCTTCAGGTCCATGGACATCAGGCCCAATTGCACGGACAGATCGTGCAGCGCTTGAGCAAGCTCTAGGTCTTCATCCGTTGGCTTCCGGCTACCCATTCAGACCAGCCCTTCCAGTTCCTGAGGCTTCCCGAAGTGAGAGAACAGCATCGGACGTAGCTTCCGCCATTCCTCTATCGGGTCATGCTGGGTGTCGTCCGGTGCATCGTCGTCAAGTATTTCATTCAACCACTGAACGATGATGCCGCGTACGTGCATCGCGTGCTCATGCCAGACGACGAAGGAAGCGATTTGGATTACCTCGAAGAATTCCATTGGGTCCATACTCACGGCCCAAAAGTCGGTGGCCAGCAGAGCCAGCGAACCGGTACGCGGTTCCTCGTTGTTCCGATCGGGAAGCAGAGCTTCCAGGATCCTCCGATCGTTCTGGAGAACTACCTCGTACCGTTCGGCCCACTCCTCCGGAATATCTCCGGTCGACATCTTGTCAAAAAGATCCCATACAGCACTCACGTTAATTACCTCCCTATAGTTGCCTCTTCCGATGAAGAGGCTACGTGCCTTTCCCTGGTTTCGCACCATAAGCCGCTTTCCGAAGAAAGCACTTGGGTAAGGCCACCTTGGTTTAACCGTTAGTGAACTTGACCACCGGGGCATCTCCCCAGTCTGGATCCTTTTCCATTAGGTCCCAACGGTAATCAGACCTTCTGGGGAGATCCACTTCAAAACCGGTAGGGACGCGAGTAACCAGCATCTCTACGGTTCCGCCAGGAATCTTGTTCGGGGTGTGGCTGGTCTTTACCCACATGTCCCTATTGGCATCAGCCCACATGGCCCATGGGACCACATAGGCGGATTGACCAATCTTTAGGTCTGCCAATGTGCGCCGTTCCAACCGCTTCGGAAGTTTGGGCCGCTTCCAGAAACTCACTGCCATTTCCCACTTCTCCTAGACGATGCCGAACTTCAGGTCATCCACCATCGTTCCGAATCGCTTCATGCCCGCGATCGTGTGGGGGTGGAATGGCGCGTCCATGTCCGGTGAGGTACGGAAGTACTCGCGTGCCTCATGCATCTCGATATCAAAGATGACTTCCAGGACACGACGGAGAAGGCTGTAGTGGTCGCAATCGGCCACCACCAGGGGGAAGGAAGCGTAGGTCTTGATTTCCTCCGGATACTCGGGAGCCTGGTCCTGATTGGTGTTCCGGGCCGGATAGTCAATCCGGACCTTGATAGCTCCCTCAAACCGGTTGGTGTGCTCCTCCGCCGTGAAGGTCCAACCAGGCTTGTAGATGATGGCGTTCACCAGATTGACAGCCTCAACCGGTCGCATTTCATTTCCTCCTTTTGTTTGATGAAGCCTTAGCGGACAGGGTTGGGAAGTTCGTTGATGACCACGCGACCGTAACCGAACTTGTCGGTAAGCCGCGCGTAGTACTCATCCGGGGTCTGGCCATTGTGTACGTACTCGCCATCAATGGCCGTGATGTGGCCCTTGAAGACTTCCAGGATGCCGGCCAGGGACCAAGGAACCTCACTGATGTCTGTGTCCTGGTAGACCATGACGGCGAGGTTGGTCCGCTTTGGCTTGATACCCAACATTTCCCTTTTCCTCCTTCTATTGGTTGTCGTGCTTACTGCGCTCCCCTACCTGGGATCAAACCCGCAAGCTCTAAGGCTAGGAAGGGGATCCGGCCCTAAAGCCGGGATAGGTCTTCCTTGACGTCGTGGCCGATGTGCTGGACATCAACGCTGACGTGGTGAATGTAGTGGCCGAAACCGTGAAGACCACCCATGGTGGTAATGCTGGCGTGGACGGCAGGTTCCGCGTGAATCACCAGGGCCATGAACTCCACCGCCAGGATGAAGAGGAAGAACAGCAGAGACGATCCACTGTCGATCCGGTAGAAGGCAAGCTTGTCACGGGTGGCCTGAACCATTTTCTTTCCTCCTTGTTTGTTGAACTTGCATTGCGCGCCCTATTCGCCATCAAAGGCCACGGTGTCACTGCTGACCCGTAGGGCTTGTGTTCACTCCTTCTCGGTGAACTTAAACGCTGGTGGGAAATCTACTATCTGCCCGTCAGGAAGTTCCAACTTGGTCCACATGACCCACTGAGTTGGTATTACTATCCTTCCGACTATTTCGAAAGCAGAAGTCCCATACACGGTTTCCACTGAAACTTTGTAGGTCATCACGGTATGTTCCCTCTTACTACATTGAACTTCTCGTCTCTAGCTGTAACCCAGAGACGTTCCGTTAGCGTGCTGGTGTCTATTGCCGTGAAGCCAACATCATCGATAAACAACCCTGGGGTTATCTCTATCTGAGTGTCAGTGTCTATCTCCTTAACTACCCAGTAGGTTTTATCAGAGAGGAAGACATCACCTTTCATCAACTGGTGAGCCTCTTTCACTGCTCCTCCACGATCTTCCAGAACGACGCGCGGTAGTTTCCGGAGGGAAGGTCACCGGAGTGGACCTTCACACGGAGTTCATAGAACCCCTTGACCGTGTTGTAACCGTAGCCGTTGATGGTTCCGAAGATGGGCACATTCCCCATCTGGAAGGTGAATCGAACCTTCTTGCCGATTGCGTATTCAACCGGCTTGATTACCTTTGGCATTTCCTTCCCTCCTTTGTTTTGCCTTGTTACGTGGGTTTGCTGGATTCGAACCAGGCCATCCGCTCCATCTAGCGCTAACCCTGGGGCTTACCAGCCCCTTGCCTTCTTGTACTCTCGTTGACTCTTGCGGCTACTGAAGTAACGCCCGACCTTTTCGAACTGGTTACCGACCATGATGATCAGAATATGCAGCCAAAAAACAATGGCAATCAATGCCAAGACTGCAAGGACTGCACAAATTGGCGCAAAGAAACCGATTAGGAAAGCGTTCGCTGATTGGTCCATGGTCAGTCCATTTCCGCAAGCTTGCCGATCAGGCTAAAGATGAAGTAGAACAAAGCGAAAGCGCCTAGTCCCCCGAAGATTCCAAGGATTGGCGCCAGGATCTCCATCATTTGACTTCCTCCTTTTAGTTGATTTCCTTACGTGGGTGCCGCCGGATTTGAACCGGTTAACGCTCCATCTAGCGCGGTCCCTGCCTGTTACTTAGAACGCCCGTGCCACGTCCCATGCCTTGTCCAGCGCGCTGGTAAGCGCGGGAACCGACTCCAGGACACGGCGCGCGTTGGCCTCTGCCCTGGTCTCGCCAGAGCGCGTCTGCACGCGCCCCGGAAGGTGCTGGGTGACTTCCACCGTGGCGTTCAACCACCCTGCCGCCGTGCCGCTAATGTCCGCCGTAGTGGCCGAACGGAGGGCACCGAAAAGGGCCTCCCGCTGCTTCTCCATCACGGTCTGGCCACGCTTGGAGTCCTTCTCTCCCCACCCGTAAAGGTCGGTCCACGCGGCCAAAGCCTGATCGGCCGTGACCCGAGTGTTGAGAAGTTCCCGATAGTCCGCGATCCACTTCTCAAGGTCAGCGTCACCCTTGGCAAGGATCTTCTGAACCGTCGCGTCAATCTTCGACGGAGCTAGGGCACTGTGCTTGATGCTCACAGCACCCATGACCTTGGAAGAAGTCATCAGGTTCGCGCACACCCGCCGGATCCCCCGAAGAGAAACCCTCAGGGCCGTCTTGCCGTTGTTGCCAAGGTCCAGTTGCCACCGGAAAGCGATAACCTCCCGGCTTTCAACCTGACGCTTGGCCACATCCGAATACGCCGTAGTCGTGAAGTCCGCTGACTTGTGTTCGAACACCAACCGGGTAACCGGCCCTGGAACGATGCTCATCAGTGGGTGACCCGTGGCGGTAATAGCGTCCACCAGGGGAACAACCTCTTCCGGAAGGATGAAGTTGAAGCCCTCCGAAGCCTGCCCGAACCGAACCGATTCCCGATCCGGCCCGAAGTTGTGGACGATGATTGCCGCTTCGGACGCTGGCGCCATGTGGATGTTTCCGCGTGAGTCCATCGCGCTCTGGGGAGCGGTTTCCGCTTCCCACCCGAAAAGACCCGCGTCGTTCATGGCCTGGTTCGCGTTCTCCATGTTGCCCTGAACCGTCGACAGAAGCTCAAACGGGTCAAGAACCCCGTTAGCAGCAACGGCGAATTCCTGGCGGTCCAGACCAGCGGAGAAGATTTCCATTTCGCGAGACATTCCATTTCCTCCTTATAGTGTTGCATTACCTTGCGCGCTCCAAAGGGGAATCCAACCCCTGTCTTCTGGTTGAGAGCCAGAGATCCTAAGCAATTGAACGATTGGAGCTAGGAGGATTTAGTCACTCACTATTTAGTTAGCGGATTGGGGTCACTGCCCGTCCGTCCGGAATTCCGGCTTCCACCCGCCCCGTAGCACCCGCGCGTCCTGGTTCGAACCTTCGGGCTATTGCGTCCGGCCGTTGGTGGCTTTTTTGTTTTCGTGTTCCCCGTGCAACACCAACTATGGGGGACGGACACCCCGCCAGTCAAGAACTTTCTTCAAGATTTTTTATAAACCTGTGACCTGGGGTTTTTGGTAATCAGCAACCAGGACGGGCAACCGGACGGCCCGGAACCTGCCTCCCAGGTGGAGGGACGCGCGCCTACGCGCGTACGTGCGTGCGCGTACGTGGGAGGGCCTGAGAGCCACCAGGAGCACTGAACCTGCCCCCGGACATGCCAAAGGCCCGGACCGTTGGGGTCCGGGCCTCTCTGTGGCTCTCAGGCTGATCGGAGTGGCATGTATTGGGACAGATCCCCCGGATAGGGGAAGAACACCCCGACGTCTGCCCTGTCATAGAAGTAGGCGCCGATGAAGTCGGGAGACCTACCGGCGGACATCATGGTTTCCCCGTTTACCGTGCTGTAGGCGTGACGAATAGTCCGGCCGCTGGAAATGAAATCATCGACAAAAAGCCACGTCTCGCCTATTTCTCCTTCAATGATGTTTCCACTGTTCCGGCTTTCACCCTCCTTGCGAACGATCGCCCATTTCTTGCCGAGAATTTCAGCGGCACGGGGAATGACCAGGGCACCAGAGAGACCAACGCCAACCATGGTGTCGAACTCTTCGGTTACCTTTTCCGCTATGTCATCCGCGAACCACTGGCCGGAACGATTGAAAGCCTTACGCAACCAGATAGCGTGATCCGAATAGGTGTTCATCTTAAGGCCCTCCTTATAAGACTTACCAATTAGAGCAAGAAGCCGTACTTCTCGGCCAACCGGGAGACTCCCACGTGGTAGCAGACATCTACCTTCGGTGTTCCGTCGACCTTGACACCAGGCACGGCCCGAAAGCGGAAGACACCATGAGGGCACGTGCATTGACCCTTGATGGAGGCCAGATAGTTTCTGTCCCCCTTCTTGGAACGCACCTTGTAGATACCAGGGAAGACAGTCTTCTGTATCGCTCCATCTTCAATAACGTCTATGGCATTATCCAGTTGACCGACGTACATACTGTGAGGGTTGTTACTGATAAGTTTTTCCAGATAGGAGACAGCCTTATCCCTACGTTCGGCTATCTCTTTTACGGCGCACTCACGACCGTAACCACGGGCTATAGACGGACCAGCCTTTAGGAGATGGCCGCAACGCTTGCACTTCATATAGGTGTCTCCCGGTTTGGAGCTTGACGGACGTGGGGGCCACAGTCTTACCTACCTCCCGTCAGTCTGTCAAGAACTTCTTACCAAGATTTTTTCTCCCTCGGTTGCCTACCTGACATCTCCCCCGATGTCCCCATATATCCGGGCGATTGGGGCAAATCGGACAAACCGTTGACGATCGGGCAAATAGGCTGGTAAGCTCCGAACACCGGACAAGACGGGCCTTTTTGCCGAATCGGGTCATAGCGTGTAATGTCCGATAGGTACAACCACAAATAGTTTTCACATTGGGAGCAAAAAACAACTATGGCAGTATCAGCAGCAAAGCTACGTAAGCTTGACAGTGAGAACGTTAAGAGTCTGAATGGCGAGAGCCTATGGGTTACTATCATTCTGGAAGATTCCACTGAGCTACAAGGATTCTTCCGTCACGATGCTGTAGCCGACACGGTGTCTGTTAAGGTTCCCGGACGTCGCGGACGCTTGAAGGCTTACCCGTTGACCGATGTTAATGACATCGAGATCACGGAAGCTCCTAAGGACGTAGTTTCCAACCTGCAAGCGGTACGGACTGTCAACACCCCTACTCGCCAGGGACGTCGGACCGTTACCAGCATTCCGGACGACGGTAGGGCAGAGAAGCTAGGCGCGGCAGCCAAGCAATTGGTAGCTCCCGCTGGTGTTCTTTGCTACCTAACCGGCCAGAAGACAGATCCCCGTAAGGATGTTGCTGTCTGGTACGAAGGAAACAAGTACTTCATCACTAAGGAAGCTTTCGCTCCTGTCCTGAAGGCTTTGGGCCTGATGGAAGAGGATGCGACAGAGGAAGCCCCGGTAGCCAAGCGTCGTCCGGGCCGTCCGGCTGGATCAAAGAACACCACGGTACGGCGTGCCAAGAAGTGAATGATCGGAAGGGGCCACGGTGAAGATTACCGTGGCCCTTTTCGTTTGCCTCCTTAGTTCAGTGGCCTAGAACCTCTGCCTTGTAAGCAGATAACGAGAGTTCAAATCTCTCAGGAGGCTCTTTCCCTAACCGGAAACTTGATTATGAGGAAGTATGCCTAAGCCACCTACAGCAAAAGCAGTTCATATCATCTTCGCAATTGGTCCGGATGATGAATCCACAATAGACCAATTTGTGGAAGGCATAAAACTAGCTGTCAGTCACGCCTATATGGGTAAAGTGCTGGCAACCATGCTTTATGGTGAATACCAGCATGACGGTAAAAGATATAAGCAACTGGATTGGGAACGTTGGGATGGTGATCCAAGTAAGAAACCACAGGATCGCTACACCAATGAACCACGCGCCGTGGCTATCCACCAGACAGTCAGGGATAAGCCCCTAACTTCTGCCGACGTCAAGAAGGCCCTTGACGTCCACAGAGAGGCCCTAGGACTACCACCCCGCCCATTGCCCCCAGAGGCTCATGACAGGCCCGTAGAATCGCTCTCAGGCCCTCTGGCGGGGTGGCCCCGTCTAGAGGGTTGGGAACCAGACCCTTGGCCACGTGTAAGCCACAAGAAAAGATTGATACGTCGCAATAAGTAGGTTCTAAATGAATATGCCCTTGGTGGATCCACACGAATGGATAAATGATAAGAATCATCAAATACATATAGGTGACATGGTTGACCGAAATACCATCGCTACTCGTCTGAAAGTCTCCAGGCAAGCCATAGGAAATTGGGCTATCCAGAGAAGTAGGACAGGATTTCCCGAACCTATCTTTGGGAATGACGGAGTACGCGGAAGATCCAGAGGCAACGCAACATGTATTTATTATTGGCCGGATGTTTCCTCTTGGTTTGAGAAGTGGCAAAAGGTCAAGCCTCTAGGCGGTATCAAATACCATAAGGATCGGTCATGAAAATTATAAATAAGGCCAAGGTTCTTGCAGACACAAGAGCAGAGTACGAAGAAGTTCCAGTTCTCCAGTTCTTGAAGAATAAAGCTAAGCAATACGTTCCGGGCAACGGTCCCTTTAACGCTTCTGTGGCCATCCTGGGGGAAGCTCCCGGGGGCACAGAGGATGACCTAGGCCAACCCTTTGTTGGTCCGGCCGGACGTGTTCTGAACAAACTTCTCAAAGAGAACGATGTTGACCGAGACTCCATCTGGGTGACAAACATCGTGAAGTACCGGCCACCACAGAACAGGCCACCCACTCCGGAGGAGATAGAGGCTTCACGGCCCTTCCTTCTGAGAGAGCTATCTACCCTGAAGATTAAGAACGTAATTGTTCTGGGGCGGTCCGCCATGTCGGCTATGGGCATTGCCAACCCGGTGGTAAGTCAGCTACACGGAACAAGCAAGGTAAGAGAGTTCGACGGTAGGGAAATCAGACTGTTTATGACCTACCATCCTGCTGCCGCTCTCAGAGATCCAACCAATATGGTGACACTTCGGGAAGACTTTGGTGCCATCTTTAAGGAGATAAACCGTGGCAGTTGAACAGGATCTTGACGCGCTAACTGAACGTGTAGCCCAGCTAGAGAACCTAGTTATTGCGATCATTTCTTTCATGGGTATCTCACGGCAAATCCTCACACAAAACTACGGCGTAGTAATCCCAAGTAGGAATGAATAAAAGAAAGGCCCCCAGGAAGAATCCTGGGGGCCTTTCGCATGCCCACTATCGGGCAACGAATCTTTCTATTGGGCGTTGCTGGTAGAAGCCATCTTCATACAGGGTGAACAAGTGATCAAAATAATCCTGATACTGCCATTGAATCGTGTTCATGGAGAACCGCTTAATGGCGTAGTCCCTGATTGCCTGTCTGTCTAGAGAGGGAGCACGCTTGGCACCCTCCACAAATTCAGCCATGCTGCGACATCTGAAACCAGTAACGCCGTGAATGTTGACTTCCGGGCAGGAACCCCAATCTGTTGTCAGTACTGGAGTTCCACAGAACATGGCTTCAATCTGGACAGCGCCAAAAGGTTCTAGATATAGGGAAGGCATGAAGCTAAATTGAGCCTTAGAGAAAAGTTCCGCTCTCTCTTCAGGTCCAACGACACCGACGTACTCACCATATATCGGGGGGGCACCCTCACCAGCGACGATAAGACGTATTCCCAACATTTTGCAAACATCAGCCGCAATGTGGTAACCCTTGCGGTCTATAAGTCTGCCCATGAAGAGCGCATAGTCAGAGCGCTGGTCACTTGGGACGAAGGGGAAATAATCATCTTCGAAGAAGTTAGGGATTACGCAATCGTAGAAGTTACCGTTAGCGTTGTTTGCACCCTGTTGTTGTCCGTAAAGGGTATGCATCCACGCATACGATTCGAATACCCGGAATCTTGAGTACGTACCTTCGTACCCAACTCCCCATTCGACAACAATGTTTTCCGGGAATTCATCTGTTACCGGCTTCTGACAGGCCCCGGCAATGACACAGATGATGTCCCGTGGCTGGATTCTCTTTCTGATCTCTGCGATGCAGTTGTCATTAAAGAGTTTCCAGTAGGGCATTTCCGTGTTGTACGCACCCTTGAGAATATCCTTGGGTCCGTTTAGTCCGTACTCCGCTTGTTGTGCTCTGGTGATGCAAGGAATGTTTTCGGTGTACTCCGCGTCTTCGCTCTCGTCACCGTGGTAAAGGTAAACCTCATTCCCTACCGCCATCATCATCTTAGTGAATTTGGCAACCTTCATGGTGTACGCGCACATACTGTACTGATAAGAGCATTGAGTGTGCGGAAGACCTAGCACATGCAAGCGGTACTTCATTTTTCTAGTCCGTCCATTCTGAACTTTAGCTCTTTGTATTCTTCGAAAATCCTTAGGACCGTATCGGCTGTTCTTTCCTCATGCCGATAGAAGCTAGGGAAATCCGCTTTGATGACACGTCGTACTTGCTTTACTTGCTCATACCAAGATGGATCCGTGATTGGTTTTGTCATTAGGCAAATCCAAACTTCTTCCGGAAGACCAGGTATTCCCCGCTAGGCAGGAAGATACCTGGTTCCTCCGTCTCTTCGTCACTGACCATGTAGTGCGTACCAGAGTGAGGCATTGGTTCATCTTCTTCAGATGAGCTTGAAAGCTCTATGCAGTAATTAGGCTCATCTGGCCAAAGCAATGGAGCGTACAGACTCATCTTTACCTCACGTGATGATAATCCTAGGACGGAAGGAAGTGATAGCCGCCCCGTCGTTCACGGTTAGGTCATCCCACGTGAAGGTACACGTGGAGTTAACCCCTGGCAATCCTGCCAATCCGACATAGCCTGCCGCAGTGACATCAGAGTCAGTTACTTCTGAATCCCATGAGGCAGGCTCACCCGAACCATCATTCCAAATCTTAGCCTTGATAGCTGTGCCTACAGCTACCAGCCTGATTTGAATAGCGGTACCAGCGGTAAAAGTCTTACTGATGGTGTCCATAAGAGTGTAAGCCTGAGCTACACCTTTACGAAAAGTATAAGAGTTGTTGTTCAAATCGATATCAAGAAAATAGCCAGTGTCCGGGTAGAAACCAGTACCAGTAAAAGTGTTACACCGAACGGCAGCCAAACAATATTCGGTCTTCTTCGGGTTATCAAATGCACACTTAACAGTTATGTCGTAATCAACTACTGGTGTCTCTCCTGATGCCCTTGCCTCCACGTCTGTAGTGAAGGCAGTAACACCCGTCCGCATTCTTCCCGCGTTGCTCTGAATATCTGTACTGGAACCAGTACCACCAGTTTTCACCCATCGTGCGTTCCAGGCTGCACCGTTGGTACCCGTGAAGTTGTCAGACCACAAGACAGTCATTAATTATCACCCGAACCTGAGAACAACGCCTAGACCCTTGGTTCCCGTTCCGGCCACGTCGACGTCAATTGCGATACGGTCACCGGTCGCCACGTCATCTGTAGATGTGTTGATGACCGGAGGAGTAGCCGCACTGTAGGACGTGAACTCAGAGGCATCAATCGTGATGGCTGTTGAGAGCATGTCTACAGCGTCAGTCACATTCCTAATCATGACCGTAGGCAGACCCGAAGAAGAAACCGTAGTCACATAAGCGTCAGCGTCAATAAGGTTGAGAGTGTCGAAGTCAGACGAAATGATGAAGATTACTTTTCCGTCACCAGTGGTTACGGTGTCAGTGTCGTTGAAGACCTTAATTTGAACTGTTCTTGCCGCTGGTCCTGTTGGGCCTGAAGGTCCGGTAGCTCCCTTGTCTCCAGTCGTGGAGAAGGAAACCACCGTGTCACCTGACGTGGTTGTCAGGGTTCCCGCACTTGCCACACCAACAACAGTCAGCGTGTAGTAACCAGAGTTCGCGGTTACTGCCGTGACTGTGAACAGTGCCCATTTAGTTGGGTCAGACTTACTGAATACCTTGATTTGACCCTTGTTGGTGTTAGTCGAATCATCAAAGGTGTCATACCAGGAAGTGACGGTAGTTCCGCCAGTATCCAAGTTGTCAATGTAGATAGAAGTTGCTGACGTATAAGTTGCGTTGCTGAACTTGACCGTTCCGTTACCGGGGTCTGAAGCAGCGGTGTTCGTGGAGAACGTGTAATTGAAAGCATTTCCAGCAACAGGCCCGGTGGCGCCAGTAACTCCGGTCGGTCCGGTAGCTCCTGTGACTCCAGTGGTACCCGCCCCGGTTGGACCTGTAGCACCCGTAACACCGGTTGGACCTGTAGGGCCTGTAGCTCCCGTAGGTCCGGCATCTCCCGTTGGGGAGAAGGCAACGACTGTGTCACCCGAAGTTGTGGTCAGAGTTCCAGCGTCGGCTACATAGGTAAGACCAATCTTGCGATAACCGGTTGCCGTGGTTACCGATGTCAATTGGTATTCAATCCAGTTGGCAGGAGTGGAGGCACTGTACAGACGTAGCCGGCCCTTAACACTTCCGCCAGCATCGTCTAGTGAGTCCAGCCAATTGGTAACCGTGGTGCCTTGGGAATCAAGTAGGTCAATGAATGCCTGAGTAGCAGAAGCATAAGTTGCGTTATTTAGGCGAACCGTTCCGTTTCCTGGATCGGCATCGGTAGTTGTCGTGCTAAAGGTGTAGGTGAAAGCAGAACCGCCGTAACGTCCGGCCGCTCCTGTGACACCGGTTGGCCCTGTTGGTCCCGTGGGTCCGGTGGCTCCTGTAGGCCCTGTAACGCCCGTAGGGCCTGTAGGACCCGTAGCCCCAGTAGTTCCTACCCCTGTCGGACCTGTAGGCCCTACAGCCCCGGTAGGACCTGTAGAACCAGTGACTCCGGTGACTCCCTGGTTGCCGGAGTTGGCAAAAGAAATCTGAGTATCACCGGACGAAGTCGATAGGGTGCCGTTGCTTGTCAGGTAAATAACGTTGAGCTTCCGGTAACCAGAAGCGGAAGTAATTGTGTCCAGTGTGAAGGAAACCCAGTTAGCAGGGTTGCTCTTACTGAAGACTTTTATGTATCCCTTATTGGCATTGTTGGCATCGTCAAGAGAGTCAACCCATGCCGAAACGTCTCCACCATCAGAACTCAGAAGGTCAATATAGATCTGAGTAACTGACGGATAAGAAACGTTATTGAAGCGGAAGGTGCCATTACCAGGATCTGAATCTGTCGTTGTGGTGCTGAAGGTGAATTGGAAGTTATTTCCACCAGCGGGACCAGTAACACCCGTGGCACCCGTGGTACCTACTCCGGTTGGTCCGGTCGGACCTGTTGGGCCGGTTGCCCCAGTAACTCCGGTCGGACCAGTTGGCCCGGTGGCTCCTGTGGTTCCTACTCCCGTTGGGCCTGTAACTCCAGTAGGACCAGTAACACCAGTGGTACCAATTGGTCCGGCATTCACGAAGGAAACTGCTGTGTTACCAGCAGTGGTGTTCATGGAACCGTTATTGGAAATGTAGTCCACATTGATAGCGCGATAACCGCTAGCACTGTCCACACTGGTGACGTTGAAGACAGCCCAGTTTGAAGGATCAGAAATCCTGAATAGCTTCAGGGTTCCCTTTACTGTTCCGCCAATGTCATCAAGACTGTCTAGCCAGTCAGTTAGGTTCGTACCATTTGAATCAAGTAGATCTAGGAATAGCTTCGTTACTGACGAATAAGTTGTGTTATTGAAGCGGAGAGTTCCGCCCCCGGGGTCACCCTCGGTTGTGGTGGTACTAAATGTGTATGTGAAGGTATTTCCGCCGGAAGTTCCCGTTGCCCCGGTTGGGCCGGTAACGCCAACTACTCCTTGCGCGCCAGTTGCTCCCGTTGGTCCTGTCGCTCCCGTTACTCCGGTTACGCCAACACCAGTAGGGCCGGTTACTCCAGTGGCCCCGACTGCACCCGTGGGACCTGACGGACCACTAGGACCAGAAGGACCAGAAACACCAGAAGGCCCGGTTGGTCCTGACGGACCCGTAGACCCTTTATCGCCCGCGCGGGAGAAGGAAACAATAGTTCCACCGGTAGTGGTTCTCAACCCCAGGGAACTTGCAGTCACATAGGCAACCGAAACAGTCCGGTATCCGGTGGAGTCAGTGACAGCAGTAATCCGGAAGAGAACCCAACGAGACGTCCCCTGAGTTAGATCGGAAACCCTCAGGTATCCCTTGGTGGTGTTCGTTGAATCGTCTAGGTTATCCAGCCATGTTGTTAGTGAATTTCCAATATTGTCAGCGTTATCAATGTAGACAGCCGTAACAGATGCATATGTGGTGTTGTTGAACTTCACCTTCCCTGAACCAGGATCGGTGTTGTCCGTATCAGTGTCGAAAGTGTAAAGAACAGTGTCGCCACCGAAGAGTCCTTGAACTCCAGTAGCGCCAGTAGGACCAGTAGCGCCAGTAGCTCCCGCTGAACCTGTGACACCCGTGGGGCCTGTAGCTCCTGCTGTTCCAGTCGGACCAGTAGCCCCGGTTACACCGGTAGGCCCTGTAGCTCCTGTAGCCCCGGTAACTCCAGTAACACCCGTTGCCCCGGTTACTCCTGCTCCTGTGGCACCAGCGGGACCAGTTGCACCAGTTACGCCAGTAGGCCCAGTAGCACCAACAGTCCCCTTATCACCAGCGGGAGTGAAGCTAAGAGCGGTATCACCAGCGGTACCGGTAAAGGGAGTTCCAGAAGCCAGAACGAAGAAGACACCAAGTTTTGAATACCCGGAAGCTGCCGTGTAAGTGAGCAACTTGAAAGTCACATAAGCGGCAGGAGTGCTCAGACTCTGAAGAGTTAGATATCCCTTCGTGGTATTCGAAGAGTCATCCAAAGTGGCTAGCCATGAAGTCACATTTACAGAGTTGGCATCTACATCATCAACATATATCTCTGTGACTGATGAATAAGTGGTGCTGTTGAAACGAACTTTTCCGGCACCAGGGTCAGCATCAGTGGTAGTCGTATTGAACTGGAACATGTAGGAGTTTGCCGGCAAGCCTCTTGCCCCGGTAACTCCGGTTGGTCCAGTAACTCCAATTGGGCCTGATGGTCCAGAAGGCCCGGATGGTCCGGTCACTCCTACTGGTCCGGTAGGTCCGGTAACTCCAGTGGCCCCAGAAGGCCCTGACGGACCCGTAGAGCCAGTAGCACCCGTTACCCCTGTAGTACCCGCCCCCGTGGCTCCTGCTGCTCCTGTGGCCCCTGTAGGACCCGTAGCGCCGGTAGCCCCGGTAGGTCCAGAAGGGCCGGTAGGACCAGCAATGATGAGAGCCGATTCCGTGCCATTTGTGAAGACTGTGGATAGATCCAAGTTTTCATTTGCTGTGTAATAACTCTCCGGAACCCAAAGAGTCCAGCGAGGAACATCAGAAGGTTCCGATAGGTGTTCGTCAACCGTGTAGGTAATTCCTACTGGGATGACTCCAGGCTGATCACTGGTTGGTAGCTCAAGTTCAAAGTGACCAGCACCATTAAGAGTTGCCGTGTAAGACGTTGGAAGATAAATCTCTTCCGCTTCAAGTAGTCGCAAAGTATTCGATGGTGTGAATGTGAGATACCCGGTAAGTGGGCTACCTTGAAAATCCAGGTAGGTAGCGGTCACTGTCACGGTGTGCAAGTCGCCGATAGGCATACCGCCACCCTTCTAATTGCCCCTCAGTTGACCTTTAGATGACAGACAAGTAGAGAACTCTTGGTAGCCGTTACTTCCGTATTCAAAGCTCCACCAGACTGTTGGGTACCCACAAGTTGGATGTAGTCGCCAACAACTCCAGTGATGAACCCAAATGACTGCACACAAGTTGGCTCACCAGATTGCGTCACGGCATTGACATTTACCCGATATGGAACGGTGAGAATGCTTCCGTTCTTGTACAGGTCTGCCCGACGCTCACCCGTGTTATTAGCCGCAGCAGCATAGATACCGGCGGCAAAGTAATAACCATCTGTCTGCAAGGTATACCGAGAAGTATTCAGTGACGTACTGTGCCCGCCATCAATGTCGATTACTTCAGCATCTAGGTTGATGGGGCTAGGCGTGTTGTTGCTGACAGACTGCGCAACCGTTTGGTAGCCAATGAAGAAGCCTCCAAGCTTTCCTGACGTAAAGGAAAGCATTGCGGAGATTTCATCCATTTTGGCATCGGTTAGGAATTCGCCGTATAGCCAGTCCCGAATACTAGGGATTGTGGCCATTGAACCTCCTAGTATCCAAGGACACAGTATTGACTGTTCAATTGCCCATAAACTTCATCATTCAATCGGGCAAAGAACCTGTATTGCTTCACAGGTGAAACCTGTAGTTGCCATGTGTACCTGCCGTTCTGCTCCCGTTTCTCTTCAATCTTCTCTACGAAGACATCAAGGTAGTTGGAAGCAGTTGGGTAGATATTCATGTCGTCTACGATTGCGCGGGTTGTGTCTGATTCTGTACCAAAGTGTCCGGCACGCACATAAAGACGTACGGCCGTTGCATCCACATTGGAACTGGTGATGGAAAAAGTAGTCCAATCCAACCCATTTGACGAGTACTCGTAATAGATAACGTTTGAGTCTTCACGTAGGCGTAGGTAGACATGAACCAAAGGATCGTAGGTGTCTACCCGCAATTGAGTGAAGTTGCTGTAATCCACCAAGTACAGAGAATAAATGTTGCCATTAGAAATGACGAACATGTGTTGATTCTCTAGCGACTCATCAGAAATCAAAAGTGGGAAGAACTGATAGGTGACAATGTCCTGATCACCAACATCAATGACACGCACACCGTAAGAACTGTTCTTAATGTTGTACGGGCGTTGCGTAAACAAAGTCTGAAAAGAGACAGAGCCAGTAAGAGTGGTTATTTCCAGCCGACCACCTGTGAACAGGATTTGCGCCGGATAGTCCCGACCCCATTTATTGGCGTCAAAAGTGCTGAAGTCTTCTGTAATTGAATAATCAGGAGTGACGATGGGCAGGTTACCTACCCTGATCTTCTCTCCTTCTTGAAGCCTCAGGCAGTCATCCCACTGGATTTCGCTTTGGTCAGGATCCAGCAGAACAGAGTCAAGACGTGTCTGTGTATCGGCATAGTCAGAAACCAACAACTGAGCTAGCGAGAAGAGATCAGAGGCATACCGGAGTTCCACTTCCTTGGGTGCCGCTACGTACTCGCCGTTCTCAAGGATGGAAGTTTCGTCTCTAGCAACAACCGCCGTGCCGTTTGGTTGCTGGACAATGGCCACATTGGCAAAGTTCGCATCATCTGTAGAAGGTGCGTATCCCTGCCAAAGGACAGACTTGATTCCATCGAAGGTAGCCAATAGTGGAGTATTGGTACGGGAGTTTCTATTCCGATAAGTGAGCTTCCCGTCTACTCCACAGAACAGGTGACCGGCTGCAAATCCTGTGGTCTTTTGCATGAGGGATAGCGCGCTGGTTGCTGACCAGTTCCTGTCTGCCAGGGTGACTAGACCAGCGTCTATCTGTCTCTTCCACTCTGGGACACCAGCGAAGTTAGCTAGGCCACCAAGCCTGTTACCTTCGTTCTCGATATACCCGCCGTAGATACCAACAATGAAGTGCGCGTTAACTCTGTCGCTAGTCAGGTAGTGGTCATAGAAAGCTAGGTGTCCACCACGACCGACATACCAGGAAACAGAAGCATCAACGAAAGAGTCGATGTAACCACCGAATCCCGCGCGGGTAGGCGGTCCCAGCGCATGGAAAGGACTAGCCGAAAGCTCTAGTCCAAAGCCTGCAATATTAGACCCGTTGATGTAGATATCAACTGTTCCATAAGTTCCACCGGGCCGATAATTGAAAACAAGGTGAGTAGCTGTCGTTACCCGGTAGTTCTCAGTGGTACCACCTAGAAGGCCAGCACCAGAATAGAAATCAAGTGAACCGAATACATTTTGCTTAATCATGAAGCCGGATACTTCATCGTGACCAGCGTTACCAGGTATTGCCGTGGCAAAGATTGTCTCTTCAATTGCTGGTGATTCGGTTCCAGGAATTAGCCACATCTCAACGGCCCAACCGTTGACATCAGGCACCATGCCGGGAACTTCCACATCAGTAAAGATGAAGTTCCTTACCGTGCCATTCAAAGCATTGGGGTTGAAGTCAACACAAGTGGAGTTGTCATCCGCTGTGTCGTCACCGAAGATTTCTCGTTCAACTTCAGGAAGCATTTTGTCTGCACCAAACTTGGTGCCAGAATCCCCGTACTTACCTGTATGAAGCTCAATGGTTCCACCAGTACCAGATATGTTTCCGGCCACCAATGTTTCTGAGCCTTCATTCATTGGGAAGTAAGCATTGGGATTGTCGTAAAGAACTTCCTGTTGGTACGGCGGTTGCAGTTGGAAGTTAGAGAGGAAGCGGAACATGTCCACGCATTCCAGTGACACTGTCGCGTACCTGGAACCAGGGAAGGATTGTTCCCAACGTGAGCTATATCCAGACCACCGAGGGTAAAGACAACCATCTTTCACCAAGAAATACTTAACGCTTCTCTTGACTTTGATGTTGTCTTGGTATGGGAAACCAGATCCCTTGCCGTTAGGAGTCAATAGACCATCTTCGTTCTTTAGGACGAAGGTAGCCGTGCCTGCCTCATATTCGTCACGCTCATAGTTACGGCCCATGCTGGTCTGGACTGTCTGAATCCGTGGCCCAATGTCTTGCCCGATGTATTCAAAAGTCTCGTCATCAGTCCAGTGTGTCTCATCTGCATCAACACCTAGAACACGTCTCTTAATGAAGACATGATCAGTGTTATTTGGAGTCGTCACCACAAAGGAAATCTTTACCCAACCATCCGACCTTACAAATCCTTCGTCTTCCATTTGTAGGTAAACACTGCTACCTACTGGCAATTCGTCTTCTGACCTGTAGAAGACTGTGATCTCTACACGTCTGGCGTCACCACTTGGCAAGAAGTGTGATGTATATAGATACCGAGCATTTGACCGAACTGTGCCGACATACCCACCAGTGTTCACACTGATAGATCCTGCTGCCGTACTAGTCATTTCGATGCCGGTATAGCCAGCGTAAATACGTGCCGGATTATAGATAAAAAAGGCGCTCGTATTGTCGTCTGCAAAGGTGTTGCTAGACGAAGCAATGCCGTCCATCTCAAAGACATCAGCATCAAAAGCGACATTCAAAGACAGTCTGACTCTGCTCATCTCACCACCTTTAATTCTGGATTAGTTCCATATGGCTATGAATTTCTGGCGTAGTGGACATAGCAACTCTGTCCATTAGATAGAAGTAAGGACCACCAAAGGTGATACCGAAGTTTCCAAAGGCAACACCACCAGAACCGGTGTTTATGTTCGCTGCCGTTACATGCTCGGTAAGAACCGTCGTCTTTGGAGAGTTAAAGATGTAAGCATCTAGTTGCCCGTCTGAAGCGCCAATGGTGAGGGTTATTCCAATACGTATCCACTTGTCTGTAGGTAGTACAGACGAAGAGGTTGCTTGAACCGTAAAGTTTTTGTCGGACAGAGTTAGATGCCCGTCAGCATCCATGCCGACATAACCACAAGCATTGAAAACATTTGTCTCAGAGAATGCGGCAAAGAGCCCACGACCATCTACGTAATAGCTAGGTAGCCGCACATACATTCTGGCGTAGAGAATATCCAGTGGCGTTAGCACAAGAGGCCCGGTTAGGACCTTATAAGCAACCTGAGCAAAACCATCGCTAGCAAAAGAGTTCACCGCGATACATGGTGTGTAATCCAGACCAGCACCGCTATAAACCAAAACACCATTACTGGTGAAAACATTGAAGAATTCATCACCAGAGAAGTTTGTATTGCTGGTGGTGACGTCATCTCCAATAGGCGCATACAGCAAAGTATTTGCCTTGTACATGTTCCCCGAATCGATAGGAGTCGGGGGAATAGGTGTTGTCGTTCCTGTTGGCCCTGTCGGTCCGGTTGGTCCTGAAGGCCCCGTAGGACCCGTGGGGCCTGTCGGTCCAGTTGGCCCCGTGATGGGGCCTGTAGGCCCTGTAGAGCCTGTGGGACCGCTACCGGGTGGTGGTGTGACCTGAGACCACAGTTCGATGTATTTGGCCGTAGAAACCGGGCTGTTTCCATTGAATAGATCTGAGTTCACATTGCTAGCGTCAATGGGGTCAGCGAAGTATTGCTCAAACCCCATGTGCCCCGTGGAGTTCGCGTCTAGAAAGACGTTGAACATTCCTTGGATGTAAGCGGCACCGTGGACATCTCCACCAGCCTGAGCAAATCCGGTGGCAATACCCCACTCAGGAACAATCAAGCGCTTGCCATGTTGGCGGGCCAAATCAAGGAACCAACGAATACAGTCAGGTCTAACCGCTTCAGATTCAAAATCTGGGTTAGAGAAATACATATCGTAATAGTCAACGCCGATGTAATCCACCACGTCATCACCTGGGTAAATCTCGGTGGAGACGCTGATCAGTGGATAACTGGCGTGACCGTTCATTGTCCAGGCAGTTGCCGCACCCGGATAAGTAGTCCTGATGTTCTGGACAATACGACGGTATCCATTGATGTATTCCTGTGCTGAGTGGTATTGGCCTTGGCCTCCTCCACCACCCCATGGCATGAAGTCACCATTGGCTTCCCAAGCAATGGAGAAGACAGGCTTAGCAAATCCTTGCGCTTCTCTTGCAGCCCAGTTAGAACCAAATTGTTGCCATTCCGCATCGTAAGCACCATTAGCCAGAGCTACATAAGTACCACCGATATTTTCAGGGTATGGCGGTAGTTGAACAATGAGGGGCATTGACTTGTCAGACCAGGCACCCGGTTGACCGGAAGTGGTGCTCCAAAGGTTTCCCCAACCAGCGTCACGAGTTGGGTAAGTAAGAGCACACGTGCAGGCAGAACCGCGTGACGCTCCCCATTGCTCACTAGCACCCTGAAAGTTTGTGTCTCTACTTCCACCAGAGCGCCAGGAAGGCATGAGAACTCCTAGTACAAGTTGTAAGTGTTGTTTTTACCAGCGTTACTGAACCGCTGGCGCATTACCGGTTCTACCTGATTCACCAGTCTCTTGATGCCTGAAGAGTCGGCATACACCGGACCAGAGAAAACAACCTGAGTAGTACCAGCACCAACACGGGACATGCCCAAAGAACCGTTACTCATTGTTGAAGCGAAGGAAGGTGAGGCAGCCATATTCATACCCGTCAGCACACTGTTTAGCGCGTTGTGTGCTGAATCTCCACCAGACAAAATACCCTTTGCAAAACCTTCCATAAGAGCTTGACCGGAATAAAGTGTCCAGCCCTTACCCGAGAAGGGACCTTCCTTCGCAGGTGAGAAGGGGAGTAGGTCTCTTGCCGATTTCACAATTCCACCAACGGCATCTTTCACCGCGCCAGCCATTGAACCAATACCCTTAATCAAACCTTCAATGATTGACTTACCCGCGTTGAATAGCCATGATGCCGCATCTTTGAAGAAACCAACTACGGTGTCTTTAATTCCAGTAATGGTGGTAACGATTGCACCAACCGCTGTAGTAACGGCTGTCTTCAAACCATCTACCGCTAGCTTAATTCCGGTAATGAAAGTATCAATGATTGTCTTGATGAATCCCCACGCTGTAGACGTGGCTGTCTTAATGAAATCCCAAGCAGTACCAATTATTAGCTTGATGAAATCAAGGGCAGTACTGATTACCGTCTTGATTGCGTCAAACACAGTCATAATGATTGTCTTATAAATGTTGAAATAAGTGGTGACAATCGTAACGATTATTCCAAGGACAGTTTCAAAAACGGTCTTAATTCCATTCCAAACAGTTTGGATAAATGAAAGTACCGCATTAAATCCAGTGGTCACAATCATTATGATGAAATCAATAGCTGCTGAAATGAAAGCCTTGATTTGATCCCAATAAGTAATGATGAGCATAACGACAGCAACCATCGGGCCACCGATAATGGAAACAATTAGTTTCCAGTGGTCAGTGATCCAATCGACTACAGCGTTAATAACTCCCATTACAAAATCACGTACGGTGTTCCACAAGAATACCCAAAAATCGATAAACTTATTAAAGGCAAGAACAGCGTAGTCAACAATGTGACCCCAAACCATTACACAGAAATCAGCAATGTATCCCCAAATTTTGATCGTCCATTCCTTAACCTTGTCCCAGTTAAGGATGATCAGGACGACAATTGCAATTACAGCAGCAGCAATCCAGCCAATCGGGCCAAGAGCAATGAACCATGCGGCAGCCATTCGCACCGCGTTAGCCATTGCGATTACTTGCATACGAATCCAGTTAGCAACCCAGAGCGCTGCAAAAACTTCTAGGATTTGAGCGACAACAGGAGCGTTGTTACCAATAAAGTTGAATACCTCAGTAAGAATTGGCACAAGAGCTTTCACGACTGGTACTAGTTGAGAAAGGAAAATGCCACCAATCTTGCTAATGGCCCCAACTAGAGAACCAAGAGTTGGCAGCAGCAATCCAATAATTGTCATCAATTCTTGCCAATAAGTAACTCCGTCACCGACTGACGTGTTTAGATTTCTTACGAATCCAACCAGACCATTGATGATTTCACCAAGGCCACTGAATAGCGCCTTGATGGTCGGCAACAAGGTGTTGAAGACAGGAACAATGTTCTTTGCTACAACATCGAAACCTTTTGCAATCTTTGGTCCTAGCGCTTCAACACCAGGGGTAATCATGGTGAAGATGTGGACCAATTGCGGGATTAGCTTCTGGAAACCTTCACTGATGGGGCGGATGAGAGCATCACCCATCCGCTTCAGGTTCGGTGCCATAGCTGCAAAAGAAGTCTCAAGGAGTGGAGCCATGGTGTCGAACTGACGTCTTAGCTCACCACCCCAACCAATAAGAACATTGGCAATAGGTCCCGAGATGGATTGCATGGTCTTGCCGACGTGTTCTTTCAAACCGGAGAATTCTTTTTGTACGTCTTCTCGTCCGGCTGCTGCCATGATGCCCAAACCTGCTAGGGCAAAAGCCGCGCCACCAATAGCCGTGACAATGGCTGCACCCGCAACCACATAAGCCGCACCAATTCCACCAGCGGCAGCCATAGAAGCCATAGCGAATTTCCGAACCATGGCCATTGAGCTATCTAGTGCTTTATTAAAGTCATCATTGTTCATACGAAGAAAAGCCCAAAGGGTACCTACGGTCATTTAACCTCCCTTCTCTGTAGGAGGCCCTTCCTGCTTAGGTGGTCCCAAGTATCTTCCAGTCAATGCGGCAATTTGGTCTGGCGTACTTACCTTCTTTGGCTCTCTGTTCACCGCGTCCCAGAATCGGCACTCAGAAGAGAAACCAATAACGGACGCGGTGAACTCCCAAACCCCCATACCTTCGTCTAGCCGATCCATTACATTTTCGCCTTTGTATTCCCGTTTCCAATCTGCGAAGAGTAGCCCCCAGAACTTGATGCATTTCTGCAAGAAGAAGTCCGTGCTCATGCCCGGGTTTGCATTCTTCTTTTTCTGGGGGTCATTCAGTTTCCCGAAACGTTCTTTCCTGGTACAGAGTTAGCTTTTGACTTCGCAATATTCTTTGCAGCCTTGTCCATGTAGATCTTCTGAACCTGCTCAATTACCTCTGGCAGTTGGTCAATACCAACACCAGATTCAAGGATCTTTTCTTTGTTCTCCTCACCAAAGATGAGGGACATCATTTCAACGAACATCACGGGGTCTACTTCATCAGTGGCTTTCTTGCCTCTAGTTGCTTTAGTGATGTAGAGGACAAGCTTTGCCGGAATCACTGCTGGAAGTAGGTAAGTCTCACCCTTAAGCCGAATCTTTGGCCGAGTAACTATCCGATCAGCCCATGCGGCGTCAAAGTCGAAATCTACTTCTTCTTCATCAAATGCCATTGCGTTCCCCTAGCTATCAAGAATCAAACGACAGATTCTGTGGACTCTGCACCAGACTTCGTGAAGGTTGCTGACCAACCGGTTAGGTCGGTGTTTCCTCCGCCAACTTCACCAAGGGTTACGTAGGCGGTCCATACTCTCCAGTTGGCTTCCGAAGTGTGTCTCCACCGGATAGACCCCAGAGAAGCCGTGCCTACCGCTTTGCCCAGAACGTCAATACGGGCCTGAGCGGTACTACGCGCACCAGAGGCTAGCGAATAGAAACCGGTTAGTTGAAGAGTCGCACCACGCTGAATTGCACGTCCGGCGTAAACGCCGTCATCAGCAAAAGTGGTGGCGTCCACTTCTTCGTTGTTCGCTGACGGGTCATAACTGAATTCGTTTACTTCGTCGATCGTGTACCACAGATCAGGAGTGGAACTTTCGACTTCAAAGATCCAGTCATAAGAAGAAATACTTGCCATCCGGCAAGCTCCTTTCTAACGGCTCTCAGAGCCACACAGGCAAACGAAGAGAGCCCTACCTAGGAATGACACCACCAGGGCAGGAACGTTGCTCTCAGGCCCTCTGAGGGGCTTCCAGGGGGTACCGAGCAATGGAGGCATTAGCCCACATCATGGTTTCCTCTAGCTTCGTGATCGCTAGTGACTTCTCCCGACCATCAGGAAGAAGTTCATTAAGAACCCCAGCTAGTTCCAGGCAGTGAGATCTAATCGATTGATGCGCCAATTGCTTATCGGCAGTGTTGGCAGGATGAAAAGAGAATCTGTTGTAAAGGTCTTCTTCAGGAGTCACAATATTCCTAACGGGCGGAACGGGCGGAAGGAGCATGCTTTCTTTCAGGTAGCCGCTTGTAGCTTCCTGCCTGGTGCGCGTTCTCTCTGGCGAACTTACGTAGCTTTTTATTAGCGAAGAAGTAACGCCGATAACCACTGTGCCTTTGACACGAATCCGTGTGGGAGTCCTTCTCTATTTGGCACAGTTAATCATCACCTCCCAAATAGTCCATGGCTTTTGATAGCCAATCGTGGTCTTCCAATGCATTAAGTCTGGTGTTACAAGAAATACAAAGGAGACCACGAACTTTGCCGGTTGAGTGACAATGGTCAACCGCTATGTCTCTGCTTCGCTTACCAGTTCTTTCCTGATCATAGTATTGCTCAGGGTAGGCAAGCTCTTTGTAGCAGATAGCGCAGTTACCATCTTGGTATTCATATAGTTCAATAAGATCTTTGTGGCTTATTCCATACCTACGTATAAGAGCGCTAGCCCATTTGTTTGGAGCACATTCTTTGCAATACCTTTGTCTACTACTATTTGGAAGATACGAAGAACTACACCAATCACATTCACGCGGTTTCTTGCTTACAAAGCCATGTGGCAAACCTTCGTGATGTCCAGCCACGTAATACCACCACCTTTCTTAGCGATAGTGATACTCGATAGCTCTACCCATTTCCTTGAGAATGTCTTTCCGGTACATGGAACCCTTGATTACCTTCTCAAAGAACTTGGCTCCACCAACTACGTGTTCCGCTTCCAAATCTTCGTGAACATAAACCGCATAATCGGCAGTGTTGTAAAGCCTGCCCATGGTTCTTGTTTCACGTGCTGTTCCTGTTGCCGCTCTCAATGCCCCCGTTCGATAAGGGGTGAGACCGTTAGCCAAATACTTCATTACTTCTAGGCCAGCATCAATTGCGTCATCTACAGCCGCTTGCGTAATTAGCTCAAGCCGACTGATATTAATATTTCCTCTAATAGTTATCTCACTGCCTGCCATGGCCTCCCCTAAGTAATTGGTACTTCTCGGTGAGGAGTCACATTGATGACGTTTACGCGGACATTGACTGTGAACTCCGGACGCTGGTTGTCATCAGTGCCGATGTAGTTAGCGCCGGATTGTTCACAGACAGCCACAATGACGTAGGTGCCATCCGCAAGAGTTGTTGCCGTGAGGTTGTGCATTTGGTCATAGATATCTTGAGCGAGAGAAGACACCGCAACGACGTCTAGGTCACCCCTGATGCGTATCTGCACCGAGGGAGCGTCATAGCTAAGACGTGGTGACGATTGCTCGCCCGTACTCAGGTAAAGCCCTACAGCCTTGTCACGGTCATAAGGCAACCGGTACAGATACAGACCGATGTCGTCACCGGTATACGCGGCAGTAGGGTTCCAAACCAGATCATCAATATTGTCAGCTAGATAATCAGCTATCCCAGCTAGAAGGTTTGTCATACCTCACCCACTAGCCAAAGGAACACACTTAAGCACTTGGTGATCTGGAGTAGGTAGCCCTGGTGCAGAGTGTTTATCTACACCGATAACTGTGTACTTCAGGCCATTCCAGGTAACCAGAGAACGCGCGGGTATGTCCGGTGGAAAGTTAACAAATACTTGTGTGTCTGCTGTTATTTCTTCTGCGCCAACGTTGATACTCGTTGGTCTGCCGGATACCACGTGAGCCCTTTTAACGATGGTCTCGCCGTAGACAATTCCAGTTCCACTACTACCCGAGTACAACTGAATAGTTACCTTGTGGCGCAAATACATATTTGGAATCTTTGCCATCAGCCCACCCCGTACGGGAAGGCTGGCAACAGGCCAGCAACCATCAGGGCAGAGACAGCCCTAGGCGCCAGGAAGACACCGTTGTTGGCTCCTGACGTGGTAGCCGATCGACCACCGGAAAGGCTCACGTCTCCAATAGTCACGGTGTTGTATTTCATCGAAACACCCTGAATATCTCCTGTTTCCAGGAGGAAGGAGACGTGAGCGCAAGCCGCTTTCTTGAAAGCAGAAATCACATTTGCTTCAGTTGGATTACCGTTGGCATCTGTCGAATACCAACAACCTATGGTCGCGACGTCAATATCGTCACTGGCCAGATTGAGCAAACGCTGTGCTTCTGAATTGGTGGTCTCGTATGGCAAAGGTCCCATGTAATCGATTAGTTCTGCAACCGTTGCATAAGCCATTGCCAACCACACTCCTTACCGAAGGTTTGCAATATCCTTCGGAGTTGCACGCGGCTTGATAACCCGACGTGCTACTTCATCCGGAGTGGCATCGTCGTCATCTAGTTCGTGAACGACAATCATTCTCTTAGAAACTAGATAATCCATGTTGCGCTTGTGACGTGGGTTCCACGGGAAATCAACGATAGAAGCCGCGCCGTTCTCGCCCACTACCTTGACTTGCGTAGGTTGCTGAATTTCATCAAGTAGCATTTCTGCCTCCAGATACAAAGAAGGCCCCATCAATCTTCGAAGTTGATGGGGCCATTCCTTTATTGCTTAAATGAATCAAACCGCCATGTTCAGGACGGTTGCCGTTCCGGTAGCTGCCGCACCAGCGAAGTCAATATTCACGGTGCCGTCAGCCTGTAGGAAACGGGCTGATTCATAAATGCGGATGTAGCGGGTTTGGTTGTATCCAGTCAGTGTCAGGTCACCTAGTCCGGCTGTCACGGAAGGTGGATTAGCACCAGCCTTAACAGTCACGGTTCCAGTGGCGCCAGTGAAAGCAATAGCAATCAGCAGACGATCCGGAACACCGGCACCCGCCGCTACGTAATACCCAGAACCACCAACGGCTAGCGTGGTTCCAGTACCAGCAGTAGAAGCACCGTTCTTTACTAGGGGTTCCTGACCTAGGACAGTTCTAGCCATAACTTAGTGGCCTTCCTGTAGTGAAGAAATGAATGACCGAAAAGAACTCAGGTGATGGAGGCAACACCGTAGGCAAGCGCGCCAGGGTGAACAACCTTCGCACCGTAGATCATCAGGCCACGCACGTAGTCACCGAAGGAAGCTTGGTGCCGGCCAGCCTCAATGGTTAGCAATTGCTCCGCGTAGGTGATTGCCTGGTTCGATCCGGCAAGGATTGTCCAGTCGTCACCAGTGGTGTTAGTCAGGTTGTTGGAAACGTAGATTTCGAATCCAAGCGCACGACCAACACGACCGTTGTACAGAGGCTCTAGCGAATTAGATGCCGAGTAGTCCACGAACTTGTCATTAGTTAGAAGAAGTCCGTGGAACCAAGGAGTGACAACAGCCCAACGAACCGCACGCGATGCATTCGACTGGTCAAGCTTCACCATTAGATCTTTCAGCATGGTGTAAGCCTTGTCGCCATCCGTCACAGCGGTAGTGCTGATGACGTTGGCCGCTGCTGCCTGGGTGTAAAGAGACGCTAGATACAGGTCAGCGTCATCACGCATTGCGTAAGAAGCTTCTTGCATGGCCATGGGAACGAAGTCACCGGCCGCTTGCTTCTTATCAACGTCGTCAACCTTGAACGCAAAGTAGTTCTTTTGGTCAAGGAAGAGGATTTGCTGTGCATCGTTCAGTTCTTCATAAGTCACGGACCCCGCGTAGTCGTTCACGGTGGGACGTGAAATAGAAGTGATGCGGACAGATTGACCGGCAGCCTGAACTAGACCTTCATAGTTCCGGTTAGCCACTGAAGCAAGAACGTGGTCTTTCTTCAGAGACTCTAGGAGGTTAGCCGCCCAAATTTCCGGGCGGAAGTTGATTACTGCCATGCCTGATTCCCTTTCGGGTCAACGTGTAATTAAACATTGACCCTCCCGGGGTCTCGTCATTTGGCTCCTGGCCTGAAATCAGAATCCTAGGTGCTTAAGCTTACCGGCTTTCTGAGCATCAACGATTTCCTTTGTGGACATCGTTGCTAGCTTGTCTTCCGTAATAAGCATTTCACCATCGGACCCGCGTACCTCTGTGGTAGCCGCAGAAGAAGCGGGAGACTTTGGCTTTGCTGTGAAATGCTGACCACTGTCTAGAGCTTCTTTGATAAGAGAGTCTAGAGAGCTTCCGAACTTCTTGTCATCAGGGTCAAGGCCAACAACTTTGTTCATGAATGAATTGGAGTCAAGAAGCAAATCAGGGTCGGCACCAGCCTTAGAAGCGCGCTTGTGAACTTCATATTGGCGCCGCGTGTGCTGGTGAGAAGTAACTATCTTCCCATAATCATCAGCAAAAGACTTGGGGTCAAAAGAGTTTTCGTCTTCGATCCCAAAACTTTCTAGAAGCATATCATATTTGGCTGCTCTTGTCGCGTGTGCATCACGTTCTGACTCAGCATTCCTGAGGTTCGTACGGTGCTTCTGAGCCTCCCGACGGGCAGAGGCTGTCTCACGCTTCCAATAGCTAATGTCGCCATCTGTGTCACTGGCAACCGTCGTCTTTGGTTGCTTAGGTCTGGCAGTTGTTCTAGGAGCTTCTACTACTTCAGGTTCGTCTGTCTCAACCTCAGGGTTGTCATTCTCTAGGATGTCGTCGTCTTCCATACCTAACTAAATCCCTTCTAGGGTTCTCAAGGAAAGCCTGAGATTAAGCGTAAGACTCTGTTGTCCCGTCCTGGGGTGAAGAGCTAGGGACGGGTGCCCCGGTGGCTCCTGGTGGCTCTGAGGGGCTTGTAGCGCCAAAGGGGCTAGCCTTCTCTGGTTGCATGTCCTGGATCTTCTGAACCTCTTCATCAACCATGTCGTCGGACCACTCTGGGTGGAGCATCCGGACCTTAGTTTCCGTAGAGGCTGCCTTGGCATCCTCAATGGTCTTGACCACAGTTGCCAGAGACATTGGGTTCTCTTTGACCGAGGGAGGAAAGATAACCTTTGGCTTCTCTGGTACTACCTTGGCACCGAACATCTCATTGGCAATGGTGAGCAGAGCGAAGATGATTTGTCTTAGACTGTCCTGCCAATAACGAATCTTCTTGTCACGGGTTACCTCCGTCAGTTGCACGCGGGCATTGACTTCGGTAGCCGTGGGTAGTGCGCTGATGCCTTCTCCGAACGTCTGTGGAGAAAACCCAGAGGTACGGAGGATCTGCCGAATCATGGCGTTGAGGGAAGCTTCGTGCTCCTCCACCCTGATATCAAACTGCGAAGAGGTAATTGATTCCTTCTCGTCAGCAATGATGTTCAGGGGCTGGTAAACCTCACGCTCATAGTCGAACTGGGAGCCTTGCCCCTTACCCGCACTTTGCAGGTAGGAAGAGGGAACCATAATTCTTGATTTACCAAGACGGATATCCCTCATCCATGACGACATGGTTTCGTCTACAGCGGAGAAGAGTTGTTCCACACCCGAATAGTCGGAACGTCCCAGGGGAGCTATCCGAGGATCCTTACGCCAAATACGGGAAGGTGCCATGTTGGGCACATAGTCAATGGCTAGTAGATCCTTGGGTAGCTTCTCTACTTCGGGAAGGTCCGGGTAGTAAGCCGAAAGAGGAACCCTGTTGCCTAGGTTCTTCTTCTTACCCAGATATACAGCGTTGAGGATGAACCCTGGTTCGTACCGAGTGAGCAGACGTACATAGACGTCCTTCTCATCATCCTCTGAAAGACACTGCCAGATGGTAGCCGCTACTAGCTTGCTCCATTTGAACTCAGGAACAACAGTATCCGGACTAGCCGTGGCAATAAACGGGGTGTCTTTATAGATGGTCTTGTCCCAGGTGACATACAGGTACGCACCCGTTAGAGCAGAGGCAGTCTCAGCAGCAGACAACAAGCATGTGTCTAGCTCTGATTCAATCCTGAATTCCTCAAAGTGTTCTGTGGTCCGGTCATCCTCAAAGAGGTATTGCGGAGGTTCCGCAAACAGCATGTCAGCAGATGACATAGCAATATCTGCGGCTACAGGCACGTGTATTTTCAGGTTGTTCTGACCTGGTGTTGCTGGTTCATTCCAGAAGTTACGAATCTTACCTGTTGAAAACAATTCATCGTCAAAGGTATCTTGCCGTGGCTCTGCCCTACGTGTCCCGAAGGAAGGCAGGGTGACCAGCCTATTGGGATCTCCTCCGTACCACGTGTCCCATATAGCTATTTGCTGATATACGGGAGACATGTACGGGGGCGGCCACGGCGTGCCGTCTTCAGGTAGGGCCACTCAGTTATCCCTTCTGACAAAGACAGTGCCCATGGGCAGGGGGTTCCAAAAGAAGTGCAGAGCCCAGAAGGCAAAGCCTAGGATCATCAGGTCAACACTGTCAGAATCGACACCTAGGGCACGAAGGAAAAACAGAATAGCTGCAACCAGAGCGAACATGGCTTTACCTCCCGATGTTAGGCAGCAGTTTGGTAGAACGAGTAGTCAACCACTTGTGACTTCCACAACATACGGGTGGTGTAGATGGCATAGCGCAAAGCATCACAAGCGTGGTCGTGAATCTTAAGTGGAACGTCCTGCCCTTTAAGAGCGGCGTTGTTGTCCCATGAATAGGTAGCCAATTCCTTAATCAAGTGCTCACAACTGCTGTGAATGAAGAGTTGCTTATTAGCCAGCAGTGAAGCCACACATCTAATACCGTCAATGACAGAGTTGTTTGCCTTGGTGGGAGTAAAGATACCAGCCATCAAGGATTCAACAATGAAGGACCTAGCTGAGGGGTCGATACATACAAAGCGGGGATTAGAAAAGCTCCCATAGTCCTTCTGAATCTTAGGACCCCCCAGCCAACTGACTATGTCCTGCAAATACTCAGAGTCTGTCTTCTGCTTTTTTTCTTTCTTGGAGTCGTATCGGAACTCTGATGTCACGTACATCTTTCCATCAGAGAGACCTAGAGCTACGGCGTCAAAAGGGTTAACAGTTCCGTAGTCGACTCCAACAGCGATGAAGTCCATGTCTCCTGGTATCTCATCTACCACATGAATGTCAGGGTCAAACATGTCATAGATGGCACCTTCTGCCAGTACCCAGAGACCTTCAATGAATCTCTTGTACCAGAGTCCGGTGTATTCACGTTTAATGCTATCGATGTAATCAACAGGAAGATAAGGGTTGTCTTCAAGACGAAAGGAAAACCTAGCCAGATCCAATTGGCCTGGGATCTCCTTTATGGAACCATCTCCCTGGATCCACAAAGATGCATTCTCAAGGAACTCCGTGTACAACCAGTGCATCATGGAGTCCGGGTTAGTGGTCGCAAAGAGCTTAGCGTTTTCCAAACGTAGACGAGAAAGAAGCATGGTTGCAAAGGATTGGGGATAGGTACTCAATTCGTCGCAATAGGCCCCACGGAGTGAGAGGCCACGAATCTTCTCCTGTGCTAGTTCGTCATTAGCACCACAGACATAGATCTTCCTGCCCATGATGTGAACTTCACCAGCACCAACTTTTAGCTTAACACGGTCTGACCCCAGTAGTTCCATGATGGGGTCAATCACGTTGCGCTTCAAGGTTCGTTCTGTCTTGCCAGCCATCAGGAGTGGCCCTGGTTCAGCCTTGACCACAAAGTCAATCCAACGAAGAAGACTGGAGACTGTCTTCCCGGAAGACACTGAGCCTTCCCAGATATTAATCCTTCGATCAGAAAGATGGTAAGCAGTCCTAGCCTTACCAATCAGGGGGCTAACTTCCATTGGTTAGAATTCCTCGTCTTCTTCTCTTTCTTTAATCTTCTTCATGTTCAGTTCATGACCATAAGAGTTCCAATCGTTCTCACCGGTCATGGCCTTCAACCAGTCATCAATGGTGGAGGACTCATTACGTTCCTTCTCACGCTCATAGGCGTCAAGTCTCTCCACCACGAACATGAGATTCCTAGCGGCTGTAGACAAGTCCCTAGCCTCACCACCAGGAACTACCGGAACCTCTTCCACCATGATGCGGGTAGCCCCGGTAGCTACCAGGGTGTACGTGGGCTCCATCAACCTTCTGACAAACTTCTCCGTAACAGCTAGCAAGTCATGCTTAATCCGTTGCTTTCTTTCTTCATTGACTCTTCTCAGAACCATAGCGTTGTACTCAGGGATACGACCATCCCAGACCAACCCCATAGCCTGAGAAACCTTGGTAACCGTACCTATAGAGATATCAAGTTGTTTGGCTGTTCTATTGGCAGACATTCCAGCCAAGTTGCATTCCTTTATTTGCTCCCCATACTTTTCAATAGAGGCACCCATAGTCTTACCCGTGCCCGTGTGATTACCATTGTTTCTACCAATGTGAAAGACACCAGTCTGTGTGTTCACATAAGGGACTACTTTCTTTACTGCTGCTCTTTCCTCTTTCAAAGAAGTAGTGCCATCAATCAAGACGTCATGTTTGATGTTCGCCTTGGGAACAATCTTGAGTCTTGTTTTGGCCAATGTTGCTCTCCCAAATATATATACCAGCACGTGAGGCACCATTAATAATTTTCAAAGTTGTCTCAGAAAATATTATTGTTCAGCCCAGTAATTTTCTGAGGTTGACTTTCAAAATATTGTAGGAGGTGCCCCAAACGATCTTCCTTTGTCAAGGGGGGTGCCCCCCTAACTTTCTGTTACCGCTCACGCAAAGTAATTAATTACCCAGCGTCATGATTTTTTATCGTGACGAAGAGTAACTTTTTCTCGGTAACTTTGCGTAACTATTTCTTCGTCACTCTCTGTTTCATTTTATTTCTGAACGAAGAGAATAGATGGATGAATGGAATGGTGAATGGTTTAGTTCGTGCTGCTCTCATGTCTTGTAGAACTCTGTCCGAACTTACCCACATTCTTTCCTCTCGTGTCTCACCCACACACGCACAACTTCCATCACAACTCTCTGACCTGCACATACACACCACCTATGTACAACACTGAAGGATACAACAATAGATACCAATGGTAAATGGTAGATGGCAATGCACCAGAAAGAATGGCTTTGCTACTTCGCAGCAATGGCTAATAGAACGTACCCGGATACACATCTTCTACCAGGACACACACGCTGATTCCTGTAGAAGTAAATGCCCTTTTTGGGGAAGGCCCTCAGAAAGCCCTAGGCAAATCGTACAGGCCATCTGGGGTGAAGACACCCACCAGGCAGCAACAGGCCCTTAGCTTTGACTACAGGGCCTTCTGTAGGCATAGCAAAAGAGGCCCCCTTTCAGGGGCCTCTCAGGTCTTGCAGGAACCTAGCTCAGGCAGGAGAAGAAGTCTTCCATTTCCTTCTCGGCAGCTTCCAGAGCTTCCGGGCTAGGAGTCCCGTAGGTCTCCAGGAAACGGGCCTCCATCTGGCGGTCAAGCTCTGCCCGGTACTCCAGAACCTCAGAGAGCTTGGCAACCCGGCCAGCACCGAGGAAAACGATGGTGTCCATTTTGGCTCCTCTTTTTAGTTAAGTTCTTGCGGTGTGTCTTAAGTATGAAGGAGCGGCAAGCGGAAGTCAAGAAAAAGTTTTGAGGGGAAATATCCGGCGACAGGGGAAATATCGGGATATGTCCTAGCTTGTCCTGAAATGTCCGATTCGGGAC